ATGTCTGCCAAGATCTATCGTCCAGCAAAGACCGCCATGCAGTCCGGCAAGGCCAAGACTCACCTGTGGGTGCTGGAGTTCGATCAGGAGACGCCGCGCACGATCGATCCGATCATGGGCTACACGTCGTCCTCGGATATGCGCCAGCAGGTGAAGCTGAACTTCGAAACTCAGGAACTGGCCGAAGCCTATGCGCAGCGCAACGGCATCGAGTACCGGGTGATCACCCCGAAAGATCCACAGCGTCAGACGGTGGCATATCCGGATAATTTCCGCTATACGCGCACGCAACCCTGGACGCACTGATCGGACGCGCCGATCGCTTCCAGAGCCCACGCCTTCGATGCGCGCTTGCGCATCGGCCGTGTGGCCCCTTAGCTCAGCTGGATAGAGCACCTGCCTTCTAAGCAGGTGGTCGCAGGTTCGAATCCTGCAGGGGTCGCCATCCATTTTCTAACGCATTGAAACGGCTCAATCTTTTGAGCCTGTTCCCCTCACTGAATTTGGGTGAGGGGCGAAATCGTTCTCGTTTAGTTTTTCAGCACCCGATATCGCGAGCTTCTTCTTATTGGCTTCGCGGGTGTAAAGGTTGGCCATCGCGTCACTCCGCCAACCGAATCTGGCCTTCAGCTCGCTATTGCTGTTTCCTGCTTCAGCCAGGACCGTTGCCAGTGTCTTGCGCAATCCATGCGCTCTTCCCCCAACACCAGCATCAGCACACATATCCCCGAACCAGTTCCCGAACGCAGCCGCGCTTTTGAATGGTCGGCCATGAACGGGCGTCACCAGATAGGCCAAATGTGTCGTCTGATGACTATCGAGGATGGTCTTCAGCGTCGGATGAATCGGGCTGTAGGTCATCTCGGAATTCTTGGTCGCCCGGTATTCGATAATCCCGTCCCGGATATGCTGCGGACCGATCTTGTAGATGTCGGATCTGCGCAGCCCGGTGAACAGCAATAGGTCCATCGCAAGCCTCGCCTGGCTTCCCTCTGGATGCTTCGCATAGAAAGCCGTGATGTCATCGCCGGTCCACGGCTTGAAGCCCTGCGTTTTTGCCTTCGGCTTCTTCAAGTCTTTTGCCGGGTTTTCTTTCATGTGCCCAGCATCTACCGCCCAATCGAATAGATACCCCATCACCTTCAGGTAGCTGATGGCGGCAAACGGCGTATCCGCGCGTCGGTCCCGGCCGGCGGCGATCATCTTGCGCGTGATCTGGGAGAGGATGACCTTGCCCGCGGTCTCAGCCACGGACTTCAGGATGTTGCGCCTTACGGTCTGGGTGGATTCCTTGAGTGTCTTGAAGGCGGCGCTTTCCTGATACCGTGCAACCAACCAATTGAATGTGTGCTTAGTCGGAGCAGGGGCGGGCTCCTCGTTTGCCATGCAGCGGCGCCACTCGGCTTCGAACTCCTTTGATCCCCACGGCGCCGGGAGGCGGATGCGCTTTCCCTTGCCAATGCGAAAATACCAGCGTTCGTTTCCGAAGCGGTCAAATTCTTGCACGGTGAAAGCATAGCGTTTGCGGGGCATGTCCTCCATCAGAAGAAACCTGCCGCGCTCTCTTCAAGCTGCTTCGGGGTGAAATCCCCGTTATCCCCGTTGATAACCACAGATCCGTCAGGTTCGACACGAACGGTCTTGACTTCTACGCCGGCTTTCTTCACGGCGCGGATCGCGCGGGAGACAGAATCCTCGGTAAAGGCGACCGCGCGTCTACCCATGGTCTTTCTCCCTCGAAACGGGCGGTTGGGAGACAGCGGCGCGGCCGGCGTCGGTGATGGCAAAGAACTGTCGCGTTCCGGGTCCGCCCTTCGTTCCTGTCGCTAGGCCCAGCAGCACGAGCTTGCGGAGCAAGGCGGCAGTGTTGGCGCCTAGATGTGCTGTCGCGAAGTTCATCCGATCTGGGTAGCGATCATGCCGCTCTTTCAAGACGCTGAGAGCGTGCCGCTGGCCGTGGGTGATCATTCAGCACCTCCGATCGAAAAGGGCGCTGGGGTCTTTCCATCACGACAAAATGCAGCGGTTCGCATAAAATTCTTTATTGCCGACGGATCACGCCGAGCTAAAATGATGCTCCGAAAACCATTGGTTGGAGGAAGAAAATGAGCGAACTCAGCGATTTTTTTTCGGAAGTCATCCTCTGGGAGACGCCAGTATTTGTTCGGATCGGGCGAGGCATGGCCGAAACAATAGATGGTCCCAAGGAGGCCTTGGACTATCTGTTGAACAGATGGCCGGCGGAGCGAGGACCAAAATTCGAGATCGCCAAATTGTCCTGCAGGCTGGCAATACAGCACTACGGTTCGCTTGAAGATGCTCGCAAAGCGTTCATCGATGCTGCCGGTGAAGTGGATATTTTGGCTTAGGCTCATCCCCCCACCTCCGAAGCACTGAGGGCGGCTCTGATGCGCTTCACAGCGAAATACGCTTGGACGCACTCTTCTGCGGACAGCAGTGGCGCGGAGACGGTCATGTCGCCGTTGTCGTTAAAGACCGCATCAGCGAGAGGCTTCAACGCTTCTGCGGCCTTTTCGAGAGCCACCGAAAGCTCAGCGGGTGCGGGTGCATCGCAGATCTCAAGGTTCGGAGCGGACAGTATAGCTGCAAGCGCTTCGAGCTTTTCAAGTATCTCGTCCGCATCAGAAGGCTCGAATGCGATGTCGCGGCTACCACCAGCCAGAGCCCGAAGACGATCGACGGCTGTCAGTGGCGCGTCCATGTCGACCATGAGGACTTCCGCCGCCAGTTTAGGAAGGGGCGGTTGGGGTGCCGCATCAAGCAACGCCGGCCACGCCAAGCGGAACAAGTCCTTCGGCATATGCTGGCTCCAGTCTGTGTCATGGTAGGGCCGGACGCGGGAAACTGCGGCCGCTTCCATAGCTTCGGTGGCGTCGATCGGGACAAGCTTCCACCCTGCGGGGATGTTCTCGCTCATATCACTTGCCTTTCTGGTGGGGAGTGGCGATCGGAAGCGCCGAGCCGGTTGGCTTCGCGGCTTGCTTGGCCCTGATGACCTCGACCTTCGTCCAGATGCGGGTTAGCTCGGTCTCAGCCGCCTCGTGCATGTCAACGCCGTGAGCGAGGCAATGAGCGGCGAGGGTGACCATGACGCCGCCTACCTCCTGATTGATCTCGCCTTGGTCGCGACCATATACATAGTCGACGAGTGCAAGCGCCCGTTCTTTGGGGTAGTGGCTAGCCTGAACCAACTCCAAAGCTTCCTCGATGAAGCGGTCGTTTCGTTCGAGGCGGTCGGAGGATATCTCGGCGCCGAAGCAGGCCATCATCCATGGCTGAACGCGGGATTGGAATGTCGCTTTCGCGTCCTCTGATAGATCAGCTACCAGCTGCTCCAGCTCTTCGCGGCTAAAACCTGAATATTCGCTCATCGTCTCGTCTCCTGTATCGGCGCGTAAAGCTGGGCGGGTGGCCAGATCGTAACGGTCTCGCCGTGCTCCATGGCTTCGCGGACCAGCCAGACGATCTTCTCGTCGGTTTCAAATGGAACATGCGTGCGGCAGAGATGGCCGTCAGCATCGCGGGTCTCGGCCTGCCAACCGGCCTTTCGAACTTCATCTTGCGTGGCCAGATTGATAGGGTTTGGGTTCTTCATAGCGTGTCCCTCGAAGGAAGGCGGTCGTTGGCGGCGAGGCCGGAAAGTATCCGCGACGTTGCACGCTCGGTGGCCTCGTATTCTTCGTAGTCGCTCCATAGGCCGAACAAGGTGTTGGCCAGCTCGTGCGGGTTGATGCCTACGGAGCTCCAGTAGGCTGTTTCGTTCATGGAATGCTGGCGGGTATGCTCTGCCTCACATAGAGGAAGAGCAAAGCGGTCGGGTGCCTTCGTGCCTTTCCCTCGGCCATAGTGGCCGTGCCACGGAGAAGCGAAGGAGACGTGCGCCGCCTGGACCGTCGACTGACCGGTCACAACGCAAGGCAACGTGTGTATCCAAGACAGGTAGCCTTTGCGCTTCTGGGGGCGTTTGGACGGGATCGGGTTCAGCGGGCGTGGGGCGATCTGGAAAGCCATCAGCCAATCCTCCCCATCAAAGCCGCAATTCCCCGCATCATCTTCCGCACGGTGGTCTCGCTCCTCGGGCGGGTGTTCATGCCCTTGGCGGCTATCTCGCGCTGTAGCTGCTCGATGGTGGCCGCTACCTTTTCCCGGTGGGCTATTGTCGTCGATCGAGCGTGAGGATTGGCTCGGAGGTATTCGGAGGCTGTTCTCATGCGGCCTCCTTCGACATGGTATCGATGTTTTGGCGATGGACGGTGAATGTGTAGGCGACGATCCAAGGGTTGACGTCCCACGAGCCAAGGCCATTGATGGATTCCCAGAGGCGCTGGTAGGCAACGACGGGTTTTGCGTAGTCGCCGGCGGGTGTCATAAACATATCGGGGAACCGGTCAGAGCGCTCGATGCCTTCGGCGATTGCGTCGGCGTCGCTGATATCTTGCAGGCGCTCCACCCGAACGTCGGTGACCGTCAGCGTCAAACGTGAGGCCCACTTCGGCATATGGATGGATGGCTGCCATCTGAGGGAGCCGTCCACGTTGTGGCTACGGCTCGGGAACACCGAAGGCGCTTCGCCCTTGCGAGGTCCGCCGCCAACCGTCGGCAGACCGAGCCAGATCCCGCTGTCATCTTCGTCCGCACGATACGACACGGTGTGGCTCGCGCCATCCGCATGATGCCAGCTGGTATGACGGACGGCGGCATTCTCGCGAACCCAAAGCCGATCGCCACGCTTGATCCTGATCTCTAGCTCTCCGGCGTAGTTGCCGTAGACGCTGCGCCGCTCGAATGCGTGATATGGATCGGCATCAAGCGGGCGGATTGTTTTCCGAATGATGCTGATGCCAGGCGCTGGCTGGAATTTCAGCAGGCGCCGCGTCTGGGTCTTGGTGCCGGCAAGCAGGGCTCGGACCATCGGACCGCTGAAAAGGATAGGACGGTCGGTCATGCTTCACCGCCTTTCGCCGGGTCGTCCTTGCGATGACGGAAGTATTCGAGCGCTGCCTCAGCAACCGAAGTTTCGGCAAGCTCTTCGAGATCGCGACCGAGTTCGGAGGCGATGACGCGCAGCCGTTTCATTGTCTCAGACGACGCGAGAACATTCAGGGTGCTATAACTCATGCTGACATCTCCTTCGCTGAATCGATGAAGTGTCGACGGTACGTCTGGTCGAATACGCCCTTGAATTGCCCTGCAACGCTGTCCGCCATGTCCTCTTCGAAGAACGAGGCAGCCAAACTCGCATGCATCTGGATCATATAAGCCGCCATGCCTATGAGCATGTGATTGAGGTCAGCTCCAGGTCTATGGATCTCCGAGTTGACGAATGCCGTCAGGTCGTCGTGGACCCGTGAAACAGAAAGGCGCGCGATGAAGGCCGTAATCGGGTCGTCGCAAGTCAGAGCGTCCTCATCGGACATGCTGCCGGGAAGAAGGCGTTTGTTACTGGTCATGCCGCTGTTCCTTTCGGATCGGACCATTCGACGCTGTGCTGCGCGCCGAAGGCGAAGATGATTTCGATGAGAGCCGTCATTTCGTCCTTCGATAAGTCGGATGACGACGTGCTGAGATTGACGAAGCCAGTTCCGTCGGTGTTCGGGACGATGCGGAGCTGCTCGTGGGCTTCCCGGCGCAGCGCATCGAGCATGACGAGCTTCCAATCGTCCGGCGTCATGCGCTGGCCGTACCAGACGAGCTGGTTGGCGAGATCAGTGAGCATCGCCCACATGCGGTCGTTCTGAGGCAGGCTGCGCTTCGGTCCCTTGAACTCCACGCGCGTATCCACCGGCGCGCGACATATCCAGTCGATCGCCTTTTCGCGGAAGTGCTGGTTCGCGAGGACAAGAAGCGCTCTGCCCATGTCAACCTCCATTCAGAGGCGAAAGCACCGCCAGACGGCGCGTCTTGATCGCGAGAGCCGCGTCGATCATGTCGGCGTGGCCTTCACTCTCGAGCGTGGCCGGCGCGTCGAAATCGTTCCAGATCTCCTCGGCGCTGGCTTCGTCCTTCGCGCTGGCGAGTGCCGTCTCGATCTCATCGAGGTAGGCGCCCAGATCGAACTCGGCAGCCGCATCCTTCACCGGCTCGGCATCAATCGTCTTGACTGCTGACGGGGGAGCGGGCGGCTTCGGAGGCTTTGGTGGGGTTGGCTTGCTCTCGCCAGCCGGCTCGGGTGTGATGTTGCGCATCTCCTCTGCCTCGGCGATCTCGCGGGCCTCGTACTCGTCGCGGATGCCGCCGAGCACATCACCGAACAGTTCGCGAAGGCAGTAGCCTGCCGCGCGCCAAGGCAGCATCCGCTGGGGGAAGCGGTACCACGGCGCGTCATTGGGCTGGCCATCCTTCCATACCTTGCTGCCATTCTCCCAGACCTGCTTCCGAACTGTGGGCCGATCATCCCAGAGGCGAGCACGGATCGCGTCGTCTTGGCTGAACTCGACGCGCTTTTCCTCGCCTGTGTCGAGGCGCTTAGCCTCGCAGAAGCCCACAAGCTTGCCGTTGCGGGTTTCGCAGCCAGTGCGCAGGTAGGCGACTTTGCCGGATTGACGGACGACATTGATCAGCCCGTCGCCATAGAGCGCCGGCTTACCGTTGATGACGGTAAAGCTGCGGAGGCTGACCATTGGCTTCAGCCCGAGCTCGGCGCCGGACATGATGGCGACGGCTACGGCGCTAGCGGCTTCGTCGCCCGTCAGCCTTCCGATAAGGGCAGAAGGCGCCAGACCGGATGCGACGACAGTGCGAGCCATCCGAAACGTCTCCTCAAAAGTCTGAGGAACGATCGCCATGACCTGGCCGCCGCCGGAAAGTGCAGGGACGTGGCTGTTCATGCCTTTACCCCTTCAACTTCCGGCTCGACGACGCGCAGGATGCTCTTCTGGGCCTTGTCGGAGCCGGCCTTGATGTTCATGACCTCGACGGTGGTTTCGCCGCGTGTGGTCTCGACAACGACCTTGTCGCCGATCTTGACCGTCAGATCCGCCGGGATGAAATAGTCGTAGGTCTTTTCGTCCTTTTGCCATTTGAACTTGATGGCGGCGACGTAGAGGAGATCGGTGCTGCTCATTATGCTGCCCTCTGTTCTTCGATGCGCTCGACGCCAGGCAGGGACTGGCCGGCCTTGATCGCGCGGTTGGCGAGCTGGTCGATAACGGCCACCAGATCGGGATGCTTCAGTAGGACGAGAGCGGTCGCGGCGGCTTGGTAGTCGGTCACCCGCGCCGATACGAAGGTGCGAAGGGCGACACGGGCGCCAGTGCGGCCGGCTGCGGCGTTCTTGGCCTGCGTCTCGCGCTCCGCCTCTTCCGCCAACTTGGCGAGGCGCTCGGCCTCAGCCTTCACGTCGGCGTCTTCGGCTTGCGAGGCAACGCGTGCGGCTTCCTCAGCCTCCCGACGCTTGCGGTCCGCTTCTTCCTGGGCCTTGCGGCGGCGCTCGTTCTCGATGCGCTGCTGCTCCTGCAGGAACTCGTCCATGTGGCGCTTGAGCTTCTTGCTGAGGTCCGCCGGCCCCTCTTTGAGATCGCGCCACTTGTCGTCGATGCGACGGCCCTCGTCGAGCGACGGCTGCTTCTCGACCTTGTGGAGGTCGGTGGCCTTTTTGGCGATCGCCGCAATACGTTTCGACCACACAGCGGCCTTATCTGCCTGTTCCTGCGTCGTGATCTTGGTCTTGAGGAAGGCGGCCGCCAGTTCCTTTTCGCCGGCGAACTCCTCGGTCAACGCCTCGAATGGGTCGGAAGACTGGTTGTGCGTCTTCGGTGGGAGATTGATCACCGGAGCATCGTCGTCCCAGCCGCCGCCCTCGATAGCCTTGACGTAGGCCTCATAGGTCACCGGATAGCGACATGCGAAAGTCCAGATGTCGGATGCATCTACCTGACGATCGCCGCGCATCGCGTGCCATTTGCCGTCCTCGAACCAGATGGCAACCGGCTCCCACGGCTTGTCCTTGAAGCGGGTGCGATAATAGCCCTGCTGCGGATCGCCGTCATGGATCGGGCCGATATTGCCGGCGAGGGCATCCTGCCACCAAGCCCAAACGTTCACTTCTGCCATGTAAGTTGCTCCTGGTTGATGAGCGCGGCCGCCTTGAGCTTCTGCTCGGTCGGCGCGATTGAGATGATGGTGAGGAAGCCGACGAGGGCGATCGAGAGGATCACGACAACCGCCTGATTGAGGCCGGCGATCATGCGACGGCGCTCGGCTTCCATCTTGGCGTTGATGGCCTTGGCGCGATCGACGAAGGACTGAGCGGCTTCTAGGTCGCGGCTCATGCTGCCCTCTCGGCCGTGTGAAACACGTCGCCAGCCCGACGGCCGTGGAGGACGCCCTGGAGGTCATCCATGGCTTTCTGAATGGTGTCAGGGAAAGAAACGACGCCACCTTCGGCATCATCCTTGAAGTGCGAGAGGTACGCGATCGCGGTCGCGAGACCCATGCGGAGATGCGATATCTGTTCGCGTTCGGTCATGTTGATATCCTCAAGCGTAAAGCTGGTCAGCGTCGGTGACGCCCATGATTTCGCGGGCATAGGCGTAGTGATCGGCAACACCGGCGCGAGCGCCGCGCAGCCAGCTGGGGCCGCGGAAAGCATTCGCCTTGCTGTTGATGAAGACGAAGCCGAGAGCGCCCATGCGCTGAGCTTCAATCGCCATGTATTGGTTACGGTCGGAGAGGGTGCGGGCGCTGTTCCAACGCAGGTCGCGCTTGCTTTGCTCGGTGCTGATTGCTGCCTGGTACATTGCTCATCCTCGTCGCCGGTGGCGTTTCGTTGATGAGAGGAATGTAGGAAATTTCCTATATTAGTGTCAATAGGAAAATTCCTGCCGATAAGAAAATTATCGACTCGCACAGATTGTTCTTGTTTCGTTCTGCAATCGGAGTCACGATTGGAGCTGCAGAAGAACAAGACAGCGGAGAGCAATGATGATCACGTATTTTGTAGTGCAGAGCTTCACCCGTGGAAAAAGGGGAGCGCTATTGGCGGATACGCCTGTACAGGCGACCGATCAGGGTCACGCCTTCCGGATGCTTGAAAGATTGGCCAAGTCCAAGGTGGGTGTAGTCGCATTCAGCCGCTCAGGGGACCCGGCCACAGGCGAATACACTGACGCGATTATCCTTGCGACATTTGGAGACCTGCCGGACGAATCTGGCGAGATGGCAGCTTAACGCGCGTTGTACTTGCCAACCACACGATGGCAGATAGACCACTCTACCCGGCTCTCGGTGAATTCGTCGGCCGGGTTATATTGTTTCAGGCGCCATTCTCTGTCGTTGAACGATGTCAGGCGCTTTATGATCGCCTCGGCTTCACTGTGTGGCGGGACATGGAAGAGAACCACGTCTGTATCACGCGCCGGCGGCAGGTGAGGGTGCACAAGTGCCATGTCCCCAGGCCAGTAGGCTGGCTCCATTGAGCTTCCAGTTAGCAGGACACCGTAAGCATCTCGCACGCCTTCAAGGATCGCCGGACGCTTCACCACTTCCACAGGATCAAACGTGATGATGACGTGGCCTTCGCCGCCTTGTGCCGCCGCGTAGATTGGGAAGTCTCTTGCGCCGACCAGCTCCGAGCCTGGCGTGATGAGCGGCTTGAACGCGGTGGACCTAGCGGGTGCCGCCGGTGCTTTGCCCCCTATGATGTCTCGTATTGTCTGCTCGTCGCGCTGTTTCAACTCACGCGGAGTGCCGCGCTCGACGAACTGCTGCACATACGCATGGTTTTTCGCGATCGCTGACGAAAGCGCCTTGTAGTTAGTGACGCCTGCGTCAACGGCGTCTTTGATCGCTTGCCTTAGCTCGTCCATGAAAATCCGATTGCAGATTCCTATTCTTACGTCCAATAGGTATTTTCCTCTTGCAAAGCAGGAAATTTCCTACTATCGATAGGGAATGAGCGAGCTAGACGAATTCAAAACCACAATTGAGACGTTCATCGAAAAGACTTCGATGACACCGACGCAGTTCGGGAAGCGCTTTGCGAGCGACCCTCTCTTCGTCTTCCAGCTTCGTGCCGGTCGCGAGCCGCGTACGTCTACAAGACAGAAGGTTCTTGAAGCCCTCAAGTCAGCCGAGGTCGCAGCATGAGCGCCGACACCAAGATCCCCGAAGACATCATGGCGACCGCCGCAGAACTCGTGAACGCCACTATCCGAAACTATGAGCGCAACGAGTTCGCAAACATTTCTCGGGACGCCATAGCGAAGGCAATTCTGGCCGAGCGTGAGCGCTGCGCGATGATCGCCTCTGATCTCGCCGACAAGCACGACAGCCGGGTTGGTGACTGGATCATGTCCGCCATTCGTGGGGAGGACTGACCCATGAGCGCCGACAAGCAACTCAAGGCCTACATCGATCGCGTCCTCCGGCTCAAAGAAGAGCAGGACGCCCTCGGCGATGATATCCGAGAGATTTACGCTGAAGCCAAAGGCGAAGGATACGACAAGACGGATCTGTTCATTGCAGTTCGTGCTGAGCAGCAGAAGCGTGAAGGGCAGACCGTCTATTTTGCGGCCTTCCGTACTTCCGGCCTGCTCAAAATCGGCGTGTCTCGCGATGTAGGTCGCCGCATGAAGCAACTCGCCGTTATGCGTGGTGAGCCTGCAGATTTGCTGTTCACCATCCCTGATGCTTCCCGACAGATCGAAGGTTGGCAGCACGCACAATTCGGAAAATGGCGAGTGCGTGGCGAGTGGTTCATTCTCTGCCCGGCTACCGAAAGCGCTGTTGAGCAGATCAAGGCGAGGGCGGCTTAGATGATATCCTCCAAGACCCTTAAGGAAATCGTATCCGAAGCCCGCCCGATCATTGAGCGCCAGCTCGACGATGCTGAGATGATCGCAGGCCTGCGCGATGTCGTCGCCAATGCTGGCGGTGACTGGTCCGCCCTCAAGGCGTTGATCAAGGCTCAGATCCAGGACGAGCGCGACGAGACCGGCAACGGCAAGCGCGTCAAGAAGATCTTGGACAAGGCCGGGTTCTCGACGGACTACGCCAGCTTGCTTGGCTGGTCGAATATGAACGAGAAAAATTTTTCTGCCGACGAAGAATTCGATCGGGAAACCGGCGAAGTCCTCGACGATGTCAATCCACGCCTCGCCAAGCAGATCGTCGATGGCATGCAGACCGAAGCCGGCCGCGCCGCGCTGATCGCCGCTGTCGATATCATGATCGAGCGGGAAGAGGCGGAAGAACAAGTTCCCTCGTCCGAGCAATCGGAGGGCAATGGATCGCGTGACCATCAGCACGTCCATTCCCGGCAGACTGATGGGGCCAACGATCGTGGTTGGCAAGATGGGCAAGCTGCGGCTCCCGACCACGTAGGGGATGCCGCCGCTAATGCACATGGCATCCCCGAACCCCATTCCGAGAAAACTACGGCAGCCCGTGGGGACGCCGGACGCCACAGCCTCGACAGCGTAAGCCCACAGGCCGCCTCGGCCACTACCGGCAGCGTCGACGCCAACACAGGAGGCGATCATGTAACCGCATCCGAGTACGCCGCAACACATCAGGCCGGTGGCCTCGTTCAAAATCCACCGGCCAAACCCCTGAGGCCGAACTGCTTGCGCCCTGACAACTGCGCCGGTTTCGGATCGAACCATTGTTATTCCTGCGGGAAAGCGGCGAAGGCGGTCGAGGTGGCAGCATGACCAGACCATCCGAAGGCGAAGACCGTATCGCACAGAACGCAGTTGAACATCGCACCGGTCATGACCGGGCGATGATTGCAAGGCCGGGGAGGGCGCAATGACAATCGCAATCGGCATCATCGCCCTCATTCTTATTTCGCTTCCGCTCGGATTTCTCGTGGCTCGTGTAGCCCGATACGCCCCTTGACGGCGCGGCACCCCCAAGCCCCGTCAACGTCGGTCCCGGCCTACTCCTCCCGGTCGGGACCGGCAACCTTCAACCTCAGACGCTTATTCGCCGTCCTCAATACGACGGCTTGAGTGAGCGTCCCGAGGGAATGAAACGCTGACGGCAACGGCGGATTGCCGTCAGCAACCGACCCCGACGAAGCGGCGGATAGGGGTCGGAATGGGACTACGGTTTGCCCAGACGGCGGGCCGGCGACAGAGGGAGAAGGCCCTGCAAGGCTTTCTCCTCTGTCGGTTTCAGTATCGGTCCTGCGCATTACTGACGTCTCCTTCGAACGAGAGCAGTGATCGCACAGGAGACGGACAAGGTGTTGTCAAACAAAGACAAGGAATTGGCAAACAGGGCCAAGGTCATGACTGACGCTTTTTACGCACAAAACCTTTTGAGAGAGGCCTTCCCCGAAAGCCGTTACGGCTCGGTCAAGGGAGCGATATTCGCGGCATATCGCTTCGTCAGCCCGAAGGTCTCGAAGGAAGTGACACCGAGACGCATACGATCGATCCGCGAGGGGACAGCCAGACGGATCGACGCCGAAGAAATGGAAGCGCTCAAGGCAGCGATCATCGAGGAGGCTCACCGTGAGCAACAGGAACTACGCGCCCGTCTGGCTGCGCTGGACAAAAAGGTTGCCGCTTTCAGCGAGAGCGTGGCTGGCCGATCGGTGGCGTCGTCGAGCGAATAAGTGGGCCGATCGTGCCGAGTGGATCATGGGGGATTGATGATGCAACAGCTCGGCCTCTTCGACAGTCTGCGCCAGAAGCCTATTCGGCTTCCAGTTCAGCCCCACGGCTCGGTCCTCCATGCGTCAACCGAGCCAGACTACACGTTTCGCCTACCGCATTCCCGCATGGTCTGGGATCGAGCTGAAATTGAAGTCCATCGCCACTCAGACGGCACTTGGATGTGGTCGGCCAGCTTCATGGCCGACAGCGAAGGCAGTTCTTATCGCGTTGGACCGAAATGGGGAAAGTTCGCAGAGACACGCGAGGACGCGCTCTTCTTTGCGGTCGAGGAACTCGAGCAGCGCCTTGGGCGGAAAACGTCCGCTGACACCGCACTGATCCTCAAATGGCTTCACGCACTCAAAGACAATCCGGAGGCTTTCAAGTGAAGAACCGTCTTATCGACCTCAACAATCACCTGTTCTCGCAGCTTGAGCGCTTGAGCGACGAGAACCTGACATCCGAGCAGATCGAAAGCGAGGTCAAGCGCACGGACGCGATTGTGTCGGTAAGCGAGCAGCTGATCCGCAACTCCGACCTATCGCTCAAGGCCGCTACGCTCGTCGCCAATCATGGCGATCGCTTCAAGCCAATGCTCCCGACGATCTTCCGCCAACCTGAAACCCTTGAGGGCAAGGCGATAACGGACGGGAGCGACAAGTGAAAGGCACATGGATAAAATACACTGACGAGCAGATGGCGTGGCTAGAAGCCAACCGCCTTTTGCCCATCAGCGACTATCATGCAGCCTTTTGCCAGCGCTTTGACCGTTACGACATTTCAGCGGGCAATTTGCACGCGCTGCGCAAGCGCAAAGGCTGGAAAACTGGCCGTACCGGACATTTCGCTAAGGGCAGCACACCTTTCAACAAGGGCGTTCCATGTGAGCCAGGGAAGGGCGGGAAACATCCGAATGCCCGGAAATCTCAGTTCAAAAAAGGCGGCCTGCCACACAATACGAAGTATCTCGGCCATGAGCGGATTTCAAAAGACGGTTACGTCGAAATCAGCATCGACGACGTCAACCCGCACACCGGGTACGAGCGCCGATATGTCCTGAAGCATCTCTATCTGTGGGAGAAGGCAAACGGTCCGGTGCCTCAAGGCATGTGTTTGAAGGCGGTCGATGGCAACAGAGCGAACCCAGACCCTTCAAACTGGACGCTGATCTCGCGGGGAATGCTTCCACGGCTCAACGGCGGCCGCGCGACACGCGTAATGGCATACGACACGGCGCCAGACGAACTGAAGCCGGTGCTCATGAACTTGGCCCGGGTTGATCAGAAGGTCAGCGAACTCCGTCGAAAAGGGCGGAAGGGAGCATGACCAAGCCCGATCTCCTCCGCGAAGAAATCACCGTCCAGACGGACATAGCCGAGGGGCTGCGTTCTCGCATGGCCACCCAAGACAACGGCTACCAGCAGCACAAGCTCAGATGCGTCACGCGTACGCTCGATCGCCTCAAGCGGTCGCTGGCAGCGCATGACCGAAAGGGGGATGCGGCATGACCGGTCCTTTACCCGCGAGCAGTAACCAATTCGACCGCCTTCCTTGCGTCTTCAGGCCGAGTTCGGCCGTCAATGACGTCTCGACAGGCCTTCCATGCGCGCTTCCATTTGGGAGTGTCCTGGTTGGGCTCGTGAATAAGCCAGTTGATAGCCTCTTCGGGGGAGCCCACTACAATGCGCATGCGGCTGTCTCCCACGATGAGGGGGATTTTCCACCGATGAACCATCATGGCCGTTCTCCATTAGCTGGGGCCCCAAAGAAGCTTAATTCTCGGGTGCCTTTCATCGTTCCGGGCCGATCGAGAAATACTTTCGATGCGGCTGTCTATCTCCGAGCCTGCGCCAAACGGCAGGAAGATCAACGCGACGAGGTGGCGGCATGACGTGGCTCTTTGACCCACTCCTCCCGCTCCACTACGAGCATATCGTTATCGATCCGCCGTGGGGTTTCGATCTCTACAGCAGGGAAGGCGCGAAGAAGTCGGCGCTGGCGAAATATGAGCTAATGACGGACGCCGATATCCTCGCTCTTCCGGTCGGTGAGCTCGCCAGCATGGATTGCCTCCTCTATTGCTGGGCCACGGCACCTCAGTTGCCGCTCGCGATCGAGTGCGTGAAAACATGGGGTTTCGAATACAAGTCACTGCTCGTGTGGCGGAAGACGACCGTCGGCGGCAAGATCCGCATGGGTACAGGTTACCGCGTTCGCACGACCGGCGAGGTGGTCGTCGTCGCCACGCTCGGCAACCCCAAGCAGGGAGCGATCCCCCAGACCATCTTCGACGGCATAGCCCGCGAGCACAGCCGCAAGCCAGACGAGTTCTATGCCCTCTGCGATCGCGTGATGCCGTATGCGCGCCGCGCTGACGTCTTCGCTCGGGAGACCCGCGCCGGATGGCACTCGTTCGGTAAAGAGGCAACCAAGTTCGACGAGGTGGCCGCATGATGTCAATGAATGCTCAAGAGCGATCAACGCCTAAGGATGCCAACTTCCTCGGCCGCACGAATGAAGGCGATCTGTGCTTGTTCTCTGGCGACCTTCCCATCGATCGCGCCGAGACAGGCTCGCCGAGCAGCAGAAAAGAATTTGCCTCCTTTTGTGGGCCAAGAGGTCATCAGACACGCCAATGCGTCCCGCGTGCCGGTGACGCTCCGGAAATGATCGGAGTTTTCGATCATCAATTCGATTGGCTTGTCCCACAGATCGTCGCTCATTTTGTCACCTCATGCGTGGTTGTCGCGGATGGTGAAGTACGCAGCCTACCCACTTGTTCCGGCTATCGGACTGAGGTCCGGGGTGTGCCTGCGACTGAAGTCCATGAGGTGCGCCTGTGACTTTCCTCGAAGCCTTCACCAAGTACGGGCCTGACGTCGAGCGTGTCGCAGAGGCTCTCGGCATTACCCCACCTGAAGCCGATCGCCTCATCAACGAGGCAATGGACCGTCGGCACCAGAAGCGCATGGCCTATCGCAGGAGACCTGCATGACCGAGACCTTGAGCCGCGAGGACTATCTCGCCGCCGTCGCCAAGCCGAAGCGCGCCAATAAGTTCGGCGCGAAGCGAACCGTGGTCGACGGTATAACCTTCGACAGCAAGCGCGAGGCTGAGGTCTATGGAGGCCTGAAGCTCCTTGAGCTGGCGGGACGCATCAGCGGATTCGAGCGCCAGCGCAAATTCGAGCTGGTCGTCAACGGCGAGATCATCGGAAATTACCGGTGCGATTTCGCCTTCATCGATCACGACCAGGACGGGCGGCTCCGCGTCATTGACGTGAAGGGCGTGGTCACCCGCGATTTCCGGCGGGTCCGGAAGATCATCAAGGCAGCATACAACATTGAAGTGGAAGTGTGGAAATGAGGAAACCAGTTCTCGGCGGCGTCGCCCTTTTAAAAGCTCAAGCCACACAACGCGTCATTGAAGCGATCGAGCAGTATGAATCTGAGGCCGAAGGCGACAGTGAGATTGAAAAGCTCTTCTCTGTGACTTTGGCAACCCATGCCCGTTTCGCGTTTGCGGAACTTTCGGACGTCGTCTTTGCGGAGAACGCAGAAATCGCAGAGAGCCGCCGCAATGATGACAGGCGCCCAGCGCTGGTTGTGGAGCGCCAGGTCACGATAGGGAAATACAGAGTCGATTTTCTTCTGTCTGCTTGGTGCTACGGGAGGATTTGGACCGGGCGAGGGCGCTTTGTCGATGTTTCTCCCCGTTGGCGACAGCTTGTTGTCGAATGCGACGGGCATGACTTCCACGAAAAAACCAGAGAGCAGGTAGCCCGCGATAAAGCTAGGGACCGCTTCATCGTCTCATCCGGCTACGACGTCTTTAGATTCTCAGGCTCTGAAATCTGGCGAGACCCTCTCTCATGCATTGATCAAGTCGTCGACTGGTGTGGTCAGGGTTGGTGATGCAATGAGCCGAATAAGATCAATACATCCCGGCATTTGGACCGACGACGCCTTCATGTCCCTGTCAGCCTATGGGCGGTTGCTGCTCATGGGGATCTGGACCGAGGCTTTTGATGACGGCGTTTTCGATTGGAAGCCGCTGACATTGAAGGCCCGTATCTTCCCCGTCGACAATGTCGACGTCAATGAATTGCTGCTGGACTTGGTTAACGCTGGCTGCATATCGCGCCTCGAAAGCCACCCCAAAAAGCCGGGTGTAATCCGCAATTTCCAGCGATATCAGCGCCCAAAGAAGCCAAACAGTTCTGGAATGCTCCCCGCTGAATGGTTGGAATATGTCGGCGCAAAGGCAAATCCTGAGCCCTTAGACGAAGACGGTTCCGAACCAGTTCCCCACCAGTACGGAACCGGTTCGGAAAAGTCTCCGCAGATGGAGGATGGAGGATGGAGGATGGAAAAGGATCAAATTGAAAAAGAAACGCGAGAGCGCGACGAATTTTCGGTTTGGTTCAGTGATTGGCCTTCGGCCGCCAGTGACGACGATGACGCTGCATTCGCGGCTTGGCAGGAACTGAGCCCAGAAGACCGCTCAGAAGCCATGGCGAAGTCATCCGCCTACATCGAGGCAGCGAAGGGTGGCGGACGTACCGCCGTCGTCTCCGCCGGCAAGTATCTGCGCAAACGCATGTGGGTCCGCCTGGCGAAGCTCAAACCACCTGACAAGCGTCCTCCGAGCCCGAACGGCTTGTCTCACCTGACCAAGCCCCAATCCCGAGAAGAGTACCTAGCCGCCGAGAAGGCAAGATCCGAAAGGAGTTTCAGATGATCGTCACAGCAAGAGAGTTCACCAGTGCGGCGGAGATGAGAGCTGCGGCCACTGCAACGCACCGCAGGCTATTCAACCCGACAGCGCGCCCGAAGACGATCCGCGCCGCCGAGACTGACAGCCTCGTCTCGGTCGCGCCCAGCAAGCGTCAGTTGCCCTTGTGGAACTTCGAGGAAACGGTCTTCGACGCCCACGTCGTCCAGTATCGGTCGCGCAGGGTCGAGATCGCAGCTAACCCCGCAAAGGTGCACATCAAGGACCGGTGCCGTGAGCTGGGCACGACGTACAAGGTCATGATCGGCGCCGACCGTCGATACAAGACCGTGGCTATCCGTCACCAGCTCATGTGGGAGGTGCATCAGCGTTTCGGCCTCAGTTTCCCGGCGATCGGGAGGTTGTTTGGCGGGCGCGATCATACCACCGCTCTGTCCGCTATCCGCAAGGTTGAAGCGAAGCGGGGTGAGGCATGAACCGCTACAACGCATACCCGTATCGGATCCCCGGTGGTGTCGGCTTCTACGCCATGATCCGCCTTTGCCGTGACAGCGAGCCGTCGCCGGTCATGGGTGTCGGCGATCGCCCCAAGGTCTTCGCCAGTGAAGGCGAGGCAGCCAAGGAATGCCTCAAGCACATGGTGGCATTCATGAACGGTCGCGAGATCCGCGGCGAGACGTTCGACTTGGTGAAGCCGGTGACTGCCGCCCGGGCTCGGGCCGAGCAGCTTTTCATGGGCGGCGGCCGGGTCGTGGAGGTGGTGCGGTGACGGACGGCAACATCACCAAGCTCCCGATCAAGTTCAAAGCACCGCCGTCGGACGATGGTCCAATGCTCAAGATCGTAGACCGGTACGATCGAAACTCCTGCAATCACAGTTGGTCATACGTGAACGGTCGGCAGGTCAATGCGAAATACCTAATCCGCGAAGGCGAGACCGAGGTTGAGTGCAGCCTGTGTGAGGCCAAGCTCGACCCGATGTTCGTCCTCCGGCGCCTCGCTCACGAGGAAACGCAGTGGGAGCGGTCGCGCAAGACCTACCACGAGGAGATGGCCCGCCTCAAAGAGCGGAAAGCCACCAAATGCGAGCACTGCTCGAAGATGACCAGGATCAGCAGACGATAACCGAGCGGCGGCTCGACACGAGGGAACGAGAATGGCGGAACTGAAGAAAGCACGAAAGAAGCCCAGCAGGACCTTCAAGGGACTGACAGTGGCAAACACCAGCGAGTTCGCGGGGCTTGGCAACCAGCATTCGAAGGTAAAGCTGGTAGAGATCGATAACCCGCACTACAGCAAAGTCCATGCTGGTGCGTCGGGCAACCCGAAGACTGTGACGGCTGCCCTGAACCTCCGCGAAAGCCCGGTCGCCATGATGGCGGCCAAGGGGCATCTCGAAGCGCACCAGGTCGAGGCGGCAATCATGTTTCGCCGCCTCTGGGAAGCTCTAGGCGGATCAGGCGCCGGTTCGTTTGACTATAGCCGAGAGCCTGTCGACGGTGGCGGGGCACGCGAGCCTATTTCAGACCGGCAGATTGACGCCGGCATTCAGCTCAAGGGCTGCCGTGATCTGCTCGGCCGCCGTCACTATGATGTCGTCAGCAAGGTGGCAGGCGAGGGGCGCACCATTGCCGAGATCGGCACCTCGAAGCGTGCCCGACATACTCTCGCCGACTACCTCAAAGACGCCTTAGAGGATTTGGCTGTGCATTGGGGCTTCCAGAAGCGAAAAACACCACCGAAATAGCTTCCTGTGGTGTTGCCAAGGTAAACCTTGCGGGGTATGTAGTGATTATTGTGGTGATTTGCGTAGGGCTATTACCGCATTTAGGCCGCCTCCGGGCGGCCTTTTTGTTTGGGATTTATGGCCTCGCATATTGACCGACCTACGAGGCGGTTCTCTTTCGTCTAGGCTTAACGGGCTTCAGCGGAGTTGTAGCGGCTCTCTCCGCGTCGCGGGCTAAGCGCAACTCCCGCAGCTGCGCTGTCTTCTTATCGCGAGCGGCATCCTGTGCAGCGATGATCGACATTGATTCCGTATGGGTGATTTGTGCTTTTGTCGCTGATCTGTTCATCACCTATAAGTAGTGCGAAAAGTGAAAGTTTCAATGGCTGGTAGCGCCACGGCGCGAGCCGGCATGTACAGGCCGGCGCCAGACGCCACCATTCGTAAGCCGGACCTTTCAAGCACGCCCGGGTGCGGCAACGGCGGGATTGGTCGTCAATTGTCGCACGACCTCCCCGGCCACTTCAGTCACATCGTAAACGATCGATGCGCCGTGAGCAGCAGTCCCGGTCGTGATGATCTGTGTCCGATCCGGTAAGGCAACCAAAGACACAACCTGATCGGGGTTGATGAAGACCGGCATTGCAGCCTGTCCAATCAAGGTGAATTGCACGAGCCTCATGGTCTCTCTCCGGTTAAAGAGGGTTTCCACGGAGAAACGCAGAAACGTGTTTTGAGTTCGAAGTAAAATCCGCGTCCGGCGGTACCGGACCAACAAAGGAGAAGACGAATGTCCGTCCAAGCAATGTTTTATGTGAAGCAGATCAACCACCACGCCACCAGCCAGCCCGATCAGATCTGTGTCGAGGTGAAGCTCGCAGCTGCCTTCGGTGGCTATCTGCAGGGCCTGCCGGAAGGAAACGGCGACTGGTCGAAGTACACCCCGCAGGGCGAGCTTTCTATGACCATCACCAATCCCGGAGCCATTGAGCAGTTCGAGCCCGGCGCCGTCTATAGCCTGACCCTCGATAAGGTCAGCAAGTAAACGAGATGAGGAGCGTCATGTCGCAAACTCGCCGGACGCTCCTCATCATCGCTGCCGTTGTCGCTTGTGCGTTTATCGCTGCCGCTGTCATAGGCTGCGCTCAATACGAGCCGCCTGGCCGGGATCTGTGGCGAGGGATGGTCGTTACGCGCTAACGCAAAGCAGTGAGACCTGTCATCCACCAATCTACGGTGTCTCTAGTAATTAAAACCGCACTCTGCCCGGTTCTCGCGATCAAGGTTCCGGCTAACTGCTCAGCTGCTTCTAAATCGCTCATTTGCTCGATCCAAGCGTTCTCGCCCTCAAGCGCTGGGCAATAAACGAGGGTCTCATCGCTATCCTTGGGCCAAATGATAATCACCCGCGGCACAGCGGAAGAGAGATCAGTCTCAAATTCTATTCTCATTGACGCCTCAGGATTTGACCAGGGGTCTGTAAGTTGCAGGCCAGTTGTCTTGTTCGTCGATCACAACCACCTCCGGCGTGCCAGGCGTTATGTCGCGCTGAAAGACAGCCAGGTCAACGATCTTTTCGAGCGGTTGGCCAACGTAGGTCGCGGTCTCCATTGGGTGATGCATGTCAGCTAAAAGCTGCTCGCGGTCGCGGTGGACCCATATCACAATCTGAGTATCGATATTTTCTTCGCCTGAATTGATCTTTCTGAAACTCATTGGCACCTCCAGTTTCGCGAGGTTCAAGCAAGCGATTCACAATCGAAATAATCAAGCCCAGAATTTGGATTTCGCACTACTTAATTTCCAGTTTGACTAGCGGGCCTTAAATCAACGCAGCGAGCACTTTCATTAAGTCAAGCGCCTCTGATCTGCTTAGCGTAACAGCTGAGCGACTAGTGTAGCTGCCGTCGATTTTGGTTTCGGCGATGTAGAGCTGCAAGGTTTTGTCATCGCTGCCAATGGTGGCGTACAGGGTAGAAGTGCTTTCCTGATTGGTGTCCCAACTACACTCCCGATTCAGGCCTGCGATTTCCGTCGGGTTGCCAATAAATCTTCTTGGGTAATTCATTTAGCCCATCCTTGCAGGGTAACCGATGGCTTCACTGAGCGATAAACAGAAGCGGTTCGTCTCAGAGTATCTGATCGACCTCAACGCAACGCAAGCAGCAATCAGGGCCGGATACAGTGCGAAGACCGCCCAGCAACAAGGCAGCCGCCTGTTGTTAAATGTTGTGGTGCAGGAAGAGCTGTCAAAGCAGCAGTCGAAGGTCGCCGAAAGGTTCGAAATCACCAAGGACCGCATTGTAGATGAGCTGGCCAAGATCGGCTTCTCCAACATGCTCGACTACATGAGGGCAGGGCCCGACGGCGACCCTTACCTCGACTTCTCTGGACTGACGCGCGACCAGGCCGCGGCGCTTTCCGAGGTGACGGTCGAAGACTTCAAGGATGGTAGGGGCGAAGACGCTCGCGACGTACGCCGGGTCAAGTTCAAGCTTCATGACAAGAAGGGCGCGCTGGTGGATCTGGCTAAGATGCTCGGCTTCGTGATTGAGAAGCACGAGCACACCGGCAAGGACGGGGCGCCCATACAGACCGAGACGAGAACATGGCGGGAAGTGCTGCGCAGCGAAAAGAGCTAGACGCCACCACCCACCTGACAAATCCGGCCCTTCACGACTTTTGGGAAGAGGTCTTTCTCGGGCAGGCTGACATTGCTGTCCTTCATGGCGGGCGCTCGAGTTCGAAGACGAGGGACACGGCTTGCCAACTGGTCCGCCTGGTCGATCACGTCGGCGTTCGGATGCGCGTCCTCTGCATTCGCCGCTTCCAGAACCGCATTCAGGATTCGGTTTATACCGAGCTGAAGTGGGCGATTGCTCATCTGGGGCTGGAAGCTGCCTTCGACGTCCAGAAGACGACGATCATCCATCGGCGCACCGGTGCTGAGTTCATCTTCTACGGCATCGAGCGAAACCTTGAGGACATCAAGGGGACGTCGGATGTCGATATCCTCTGGGTGGAAGAAGCGGAGAAGCTGACAGAGGATCAGTGGACCGTCATCGGGCCAACCATCCGCAAAGAGGACAGCCTGGCCATCCTGTTGTTCAACCCGAAGCTGGTCACCGACTACGTCTGGAAGAACTTCGTCGTCAACGTGCCGCCTCACTGTGTGGTCCGGAAGATCGACTATACGGAGAACCCATTCCTTTCCGCCAAGGCATTGCGCGATATCGCTACGATGCAGGAGCGAAACCCCGAGAAGTTCGAGCATGTCTATGGCGGCGTGCCGCTCGGCGACAGCGAGCTCTCGATCTTCAAGCGCAAATGGCTTGATGCCTGCGTCGATGCCCACCTAGTGCTCAAGGTCGATGTCACCGGTCGGAACATCATCGGTTTCGACCCTGCCGACGACGGCGAGGACAAGAGCGCTACCGCCGACAAGATCGAAGGCGTCTTCACGGATGCCGCGGACTGGGCATCGGGCAAGGACGAGCTTGTCCAGAATGCTAAGAAGGTCTGGGCCAAGGCGAAGAATGCGGGTGCGACGGTCTCCTACGACACGATCGGCGTTGGCGCCTTCGTCGGCGGGTATATCGACGAGCAGAACGAGAGCGGCGGCTCTAAGGTCAAGCACTACGCCTTCCACGCTGGCGGCGCCGTGATGGATGGCGACAAGCCGAGCGATCCGCAGAACAAGAACAGTCCTCTCAACAAGGACGAATACCTGAACCTCAAGGCGCAGGCCTGGGCCAACACGGCTCGCCGCGCCATGCTGACGTTCAACGCTGTGGTGCGCGGCCATCCGGTTAAGCCTGAGGACATCCTGTCGTTCTCCTCGAAGATGGGGAAGGAGAAGCTGGATTCCCTGTTCACCGAGCTTTGCGTGCCCTGGTGGGTCGAGAGTGAAGGCAAAAAGCGGGTGGTGCCGAAGCTGAAGCTCAAGAAGGATTTGGGCGTGAAGTCGCACAACCTCGCCGATGCGGTGATAGCCGCCGACAACGTCAATATCGCCGGGTCGAGCTTTACCCTCGACAACATCTAAGGAACAAGCATGTCCAACGTCATCGCATTCGTGCGCGATAGCTTGACCAGCCTTGTTTCGAGGATGGGAACGGAGAGGGATAAGGCGGCCACGACCTTCTACACTCATGCCGTCATGACGGATGAGCAACTAATCGCGGCTTACAGTTCGTCTTGGCTCCCCCGGAAGATCGTCGATATCCCGGCACTCGATTCTTGCCGCAAGTGGCGCGACTGGCAGGCGAAGAAGCCGCAGATCGAGGCGATCGAGGAAGAAGAGAAGCGCCTCAATGTCAAGGGGAAGGTGCTGGAAGCCGCCAAGAAGGGCCGTCTGTTCGGCGGCGCTGCACTGTACATTGGAACGGGCGAGGCCAATCCGGCTCTGCCGTTGGACGTGGAGCGCATGGAGAAGGGTGGCATCCGCTACCTCAACGTAATCACCCGCCGGCAACTGAGCGCAGGCGAAATCGATCGCAATCCGGAATCGGAATGGTACGGCCGCCCCGGCTCATACACTCTGAGTGGTGCAAACGGGATGCAGATCGACATCCACCCGTCGCGTCTCGTCCTCTTCACCGGCGCCATGCCTGCTGACGATGAGATCAACGGCAACCCATGGCAGGGATGGGGCGATAGCGTCCTGCAGTCTACCCTCGATGCCATCAAAAACGCCGACAGCACGGCCGGCAACATTGCTTCGCTCGTCTTCGAGGCGAAGATCGACATCATCCGCATTCCGGATTTCATGGCAAACCTCAACAACGAGGCCTATCGCTCGAAGATCTTGGAACGCTACAGCCTGGCTAACATGTCCAAGGGCATCAACGGCACGCTGCTCCTCGACAAGGAAGAGGAATACGAGACCAAGAGCGCATCGCTTGCCGGCCTGACAGATATCCTCATGGCCTTCATGCAGATCGTGTCCGGCGCGGCCGATATCCCGGTGACGCGTCTCCTCGGCCAATCGCCGGCCGGCATGAACTCGACCGGCACGTCGGACATGAAGAACTACCATGACCGCATCCAGTCGATGCAGGAGCTTGAGTTGCAGCCAGCCATGCGCCGCCTCGACGAGTGCATCGAACGATCGGCCGGCGTCGTCGATCCTGCCGTCTATTATCGCTGGTCGCCGCTTGAGCAGATGAGTGAGAAGGAACGGGCGGAGATCTTCAAGACGACAGCAGATGCAGCTCGCCAGCTTGTTGGTACCGGAACCGGGCAGGAGATCGTGCCGCGTGAGGCTGTGTCTGACGCGCTGGTCAATCGCCTCGTCGAGGATGGTGTCTTGCCTGGCCTCGATGCTGCAATGAAGCAGTACGGTACCCTAGCAGAGCAGGAGCCGTCGGAAGAGGAACTGGCCGCCGCTGCTGCCGCCCAGGCTGCGAAAAACAACGACGTGACCCGCGTGCAGCGAGCAGCGAACGACGCCGCTCCTCGCACGCTTTATGTCCGCCGTGACGTCCTGAACCGTGCTGACATCCTCGCATGGGCGAAAGAGCAGGGCTTCACCAACGTAGTGCCCGACCTGCATGTGACGATCGCATACAGCCGCCAGCCGGTCGACTGGTTTGCCATGGGTGAAAGCTGGTCCACGAAGATCGAGATCGCTGCCGGCGGCCCTCGCCAGATGGAAGGGATGGGGCCGGACGGCAAGTACAAGGCCCTTCTGATCACTGCCCGCGAATTGGTGTGGCGTCATCGGGAGTTCGTCGAGCTGGGCGCGTCTTGGGATTGGCCGGAGTACCAGCCACACATCTCCATCCAGATCGGAGGTGACGTGGATCTGACCAAGGTCACGCCCTATCAGGGCAAGATCATCCTTGGTCCTGAGATCTTCGAAGAGGTGCGGGAAGACTAAGGAAAAGAGCCGTGATGTGGTCCAAACGTACATCACGGCTTCAGAGCTATTTTTTCTTAGGTGCTGGTTTGGCGGCTGGTTTTCCATCGGCATGAGCCAAAACTGCTCCTGCCAATCTCTTTATGTCCTTACCGGCTTTCGGATCCTGCAGCTTCTGGGCTGCGAGCTTTTCGATCGCCGGGGAATGGTCTTTGGGGCCTTTCACATTCGCCATGGTTTCCTCCTCACAGGTTGCGGGCGGATTGATGCACACCCGCAACCAAGAGTCGAGTCCGACTTGGAGCCGTCCAAATGAATTTCACCGACGCTGTCACGGTGTCCGGCACTCGTCGGACTGCCGATGGATACCTCGTGGCCGAGGCCAAGGCCGTACGCACTGGCATCCAGCTCTATCTCGGCGACGAGGTCGGCAAGCCGGAGATGCGCGTGGTGCGGGTCTACCGGCCCGAGGAAGAGGTGTTTTCGGATGCCAGCCTGCAGTCCTTCACCCATGCGCCGGTCACAGATGATCATCCGAAGGACGCGGTCACCTCTGCGAACTGGAAGGATCTGGCCGTCGGCGAGGTCAGCACAGCCGCAAAGAAGGACGGCGAGTGGGTCTGGCTGCCACTGATCCTCAAGGATGCCGCAGCCATCAGCAAGGTCGAGGGCGACAAGCGAGAGCTGTCCGCCGGCTATACCTGCGAACTAGTCTGGGGCGATGGCGTAACGCCTTCTGGCGAGGCCTACGACGCCAAGCAGACTAACATCAAGATCAACCACCTAGCGATCGTCGATCGCGCTCGGGCTGGTTCACAAGCTCGCATCGGAGACGGTGCGATATCCTGGGGCGCCGCCCCGATTTCAACCACCGACAAGGAGACAGTCGACATGACTGAAGCACTTCGGACTGTGGTCGTGGACGGACTGTCGGTTCAGACAACCGACCAGGGCGCCCAGGCCATCGCAAAGCTGCAGAAGGATCTCGAATCCTCTGCCGCCAAGATCGTTTCGCTAGATGCCGCGCATGGTGTCGCCATCGCCGCGAAGGATCAGGAGATCGGCACTCTCAAGGCCGACCTGAAGAAGGCCCAGGATGCGGCCATGAAGCCGGAAGACGTTGACCGCCTCGTCGCGGATCGCGCCGCTCTGGTCCAGACCGTCAAGGCGATCGACAGCAAGATTGAGATCAAGGGCAGCGATGCCGATCTCCGTCGCGCTGCCGTCAAGGCCAAGCTCGGCGACGAGATGGTCAAGGATGCCTCCGACGACATGATCACCGGCATGTTCCGCGCGATCGCCAAGGACGTGAAGACGGTCGATCCGTTTGCACGTGTCGTATCGGACGGACTTCACCACGTCGGAGATGCCGCGACCAAGGCCGAAGACGCCTGGGGCAAGAGCGTCAATGACCTCAACGCCTGGCGCAAGGAGGCTTAATCCATGCCTATTTCCTACAGCAACACTCTCGCCGCCTATGCCGTTGGCCGTCGCGTCAACATGGAAGAGTGGAACACCATCACTCGCTCTCTGGAAGGCGCTACTGCTCTTGGCTTTGGCCAGCCCGCAGTCGCCGGCACGGGAGCACATACCACCGTTCCCCTTTCCGCAACCGGACAGAACATTCTCGGCATCACCGAGGCAGACCCGACGCTTCCGCGCCCCGGTGACGCTTATGTCCAGTACGACAACGTCCCGATCTGCGAAAGCGGCGTGATCGGCGTTCTGCTCGGCGCCAACGTGACGAAGGGTGCTCAGGCTCGCTTCGACATCACCAACAAGGTCTGGACAGGTGCGGCTGCATCGGGGACCGTCCTCACCATCCCCGGCGCTCAGTTCGATGAAGCCGGATCTTCGGGTGCAGTCGGCAAGCTTCGCTATCGCCGCCCTGTTCCGTCCGTCTCGGCATAAGGAGCGAAATCAATGTATGGACTCGGACACAATGGCGGCCCGGTGATGATCGCGGACGCTACCCAGTCGCTCGCCTTCGTTACCGCGCAGGCCTATCGCATCAATCAGACGGTCTACGAGACCCGCTATCCGGACTGGGACTTTGCGCGCCTAATCTACGTGGAAACCGAGGGCGATCCTTGGGCGCCCGGTATCATGACGTACCTCTCCGACATGAGCGGAGCGGCGAACTGGATCTCGGGTGCCGCGAAGGACATCCCGCTCGCTGACGTCAACCAGGATCAGCAGCTCAAGACGTTCCAGCTGGCTGCTATCGGCTACCAGTACAACATCTCGGAAGTGAACGCAGCGATCCGCGTCAACGGCACGCTGCCAGACCGCCGCGCTCGCGCCGCTCGCCTGGCATACACCAAGTTCATGTACGACCTGACCCTCTTCGGCAGCACCGAGAAGGGCTATGGCGGACTCACGAACTATCCTGGCGTTCCCACGGCGGCGGTTCCCGCAGATGGTACGGGCAGCGTCACCTGGTGGGTCAATGCCGCCGGCGTTGGCACCAAGACGCCGGCGCAGATCGTCCGCGATATCAACATCGGCCTGCAGGGCATTAGCCTTGCCACGTTTGAAGTCGAAATCGCCGACAGCATCTTCCTGCCGGTCGAAGCGTACAACTACATCGCCGCCACGCCGTACAGTGCGACGACGATGGAAACGATCCTGTCTTTCATCATGCGGACGAACGTCTACACGCTGAAGACTGGCCGCCCGCTGAACATCCAGACCGTTCGCGAACTGGGTTCGGCTGCCACCACCAGCGGTCTCACGGGCAAGGGCCGCATGGTTGTCTACAAGAACGACCAGGACTTCGTGAAGCTTCACCTCCCGATGCCTCACCGCTTCCTGCCGGTCTATCAGGACGGCCCGCTCAACTGGCAGGTTCCCGGCATCTTCCGGACCGGCGGTGTCGAGATGCTCACCACTGCCGCGATCCGGTACCTCGACGGCATCTCCGAGCCGCCGACCCCATAAGCCTGCCTCCCAAGGCAAAGCGGGCGGCATTCGTGCCGTCCGCCATTCTCAATCTGCGAGGATTTTCAAATGGTCACCGTCAAGAACCTCACTGCGAGCCCGTATGATCTGGAAACCACGGCAGGATTTGCCCGCCTTCCGGCTTTCGGTGAGCTGACCCGTCCCACGAAGGACGAACCCGGCGAGTTCACTGGCGACTATCTGCAGCTCCTTGAAGCGAGCATGGCTGTCCAGGTGCTCGATGCACCGTCGAAGCATCATCCGCTCGATCACGACGGCGATGGCAAGAAGGGTGGCTCGAAGCCATCCGCCGACAGCGACGAACTCACGAAGCTTCGTGCCGACTACATCGAGGTAATAGGCAAGAAGCCTTACCACGGATGGAGCGCGGAAGAGCTTCAGGCCAAGATTGACGAAAAGCTCGCGGAGTAGACCAAGTGGCTGGATATGGCACCAACGCCGACGCGACAGCCTATTGGGCCGTTTCGGGCTATGTTGTTCCGGATGGGACCGACGAAGCCAAGATTACCGCCGCAAGACAGCGCGGCTCTCTGGTGATCGATCGGTATGAGAGGTTCTTCTCGGGCATGCGCACGGGTGGGTTTGCCCAGGAGAGGGCATGGCCGCGCACCGGCGCATCGACCTACTACGGCGAGAGCATCCCGTCTGATGCCATCCCTGTGGCGATCGAGAATGCTTCGTACGAGGCGGCATTCCTCGAACTGACCAACCCGGGCAGCCTGTCGCCTGTAGTGACCGGCAGCTCGACGGTGAAGCGGGAGAAGATCGGGCAGCTGGAAGTCGAGTATGCCTCGTCATCGTCGACCGACGTTGCGGACATGGTCGCGATGGCCACACCGGTGGTCACTGCGATCGAGGGTTTGCTCTGGCCGTTCCTCTGCCCGGTCCTGCCTGGGATTGCCGTCGTATGAGCAATCCGGTCTTTGCCCGCCTTCAGGCTACTGCGCAGCGCCTGATCGCCAAGTATGGGCAGAAGGGCGCCGTCAAGCGTATCGCGCCTCCCGACCCGGTTCTCGGCGGTGACGGCACGGAAACGAGCCACCCGGCCACGCTGGTGCCGATGACCTATGACCAGCGCTACATCAACGGGACGACGATCCTGACTACCGACCGGCAGATCTACATCTCCTCGGTCGGTCTGGCTGTTGTGCCACAGGTCGGTGACATCGTCTCCGCAGGCGGGGTCGAGTACCACGTCATCACCAACGACCCGAACAACTACGACGGCCTCATCAATGTCGTCTTCATCGTCCAAGGAAGGATAGCTCCATGACGAACGTCTTGCTCACCAAGAAGTACAAGGCCCATGCTGCAGGCGAGATCCTGCGCGACCTTCCGGAAGGCGAGGCCACGGCGCTGGAAACCATCGGCGTCGGCCAGAAGCTGAAGGAAGAGAAGCAGCCGGAGCCCAAGAAGGCCGGCAAGGGCGCCGACGCCGAGTAATGGCTACCCTTCGCCAGCAGCTCGCCGATCTCATTGACGGCCTATCGCCTGAGATGGAGAAGGCCTTCCGCGCCGCCATCGAGGACATCAAGTCGGAGGTCGTGCTCAAGGAGGTGGTGGCGTTCTTAGAGCGGAGCGACATCGAGGGAGCGATCCGAGCCCTCCATATCGATCCGGCTGCCTTCCGGCCGCTTACCGAAGCCCTGAGGACGGCATACAGCACCGGCGGATTGCTGACCTCGCAGAACATGCCGCGCTTGTTCGACCCAATGGGAAACCGCGTCGTGTTTCGGTGGGATGTCAGCAATCAGGGTGCCGAAGCCAATATCCGAGAGCTATCGTCGAAGCTCATCACCAACGTTTCGGAAGGAACGATCGCCGCGGCGCGCGAGACCATCGTCTCTGGATATGCTCAGGGAGCGGGACCGGCGAAGATCGCTCTGGACCTCGTCGGACGCAAATCCGCCGTGACAGGAAAGCGCGAAGGCGGTGTCTTGGGTCTCAATGGCCCTCAGGCCGAGCTCGTCGAGCGGACCCGCATCAATCTGCTCTCGGGCGAGCCAGCCTTGATGAAGAAGTATCTGGCCCTCAAAACCAGAGACAAGCGACTGGACGGCGCCGTGAAGCGCGCGATTGCTGCCGGAAAGCCGCTGGACGGTGCCACGCTCGACAAGGTGCTGATGCGCCTGCGAGATAACAATCTCCGCCTGCGCGGAACCACCATCGCTCGATCGGAGACGGTCACAGCGGTTCTGTCGGCAAAACACGAGGCTTTTCAGCAGGCGCTTTCGAAGTCCAACCGCGATGCAAGCCTCGTCACCCGCAAGTGGCGCTCTGCTGGCGACGGGCGGGTCCGACATACCCACTCGGCGCTGAATGCCCAGGAGGTTCGTGGCATGGATATGCCGTTTCAATCGCCGTCGGGGGCGATGATGAGATATCCGGGCGACACAAGCCTTGGCGCTGGGCCTGGCGAAATCATCAACTGCCGATGCGACGTCGAGTATAATTTCGATTTCGCGGAAGCCTATGCAAGATCGCGTGGGCGCTGATGGCCGCCGAACCGCAGTCATTCGCGGCCCAGGTGTCGGAGTGGGCCAGCGCTGAACTCGATCGAGCTGAGGCTGTTTTTCAGACGGCCGCGCAAGAGGTAGCCAACGAAGTAAGGAAGCCTGTCATCGAGGGCGGCCGGATGCCAGTCGACCTCGGTAACCTCCGCCGATCACTGATGGCTTCCACATCGGCCATGCCGTTGGTGAAGCCGGATCAGACGACATTCACAGACAGCGGCATTGAGCTGGTGATCTCTGGGGCAGAGCTAGGCAGCGTCGTATATCTCGGATTTCAGGCAGCCTATGCGGCCCGCATGAACTACGGCTTCGTAGGGCAAGACAGCCTCGGCAGAACCTACAATCAGACCGGCTACGGGTTCGTTGACGCCGTCGCACAGAGGTGGACGCAAATCGTCGCGGCGGCGGAAGCTAAGGTTCGATCTCGTGTCGAAGCGGGTCCGGCCCCTCAGTCATGATGATCAGGGCCTTCTGAAGCACTTCGAGATTGCCGATCGCCGCGCTCAGCACCGCATGGGCGTTCTTCGAGCGCACAGTCTTCTTGCTCAGCAGCATGAGTGCTTCGTGCATGAGGTCATAGACCTCGCGGTCGCTGAGCGGATTATCGGCCATGGGCCAAGGGTTAGCAGATGGCCGACACCGTTGAAATGAAAATCTATCAGGCCTTGCTCATCAGAGCGCAGGCGTTCGTTCTGCCTTCTGGCGTAACCATGGTGCTTCCGGGTGTCACCTTTACGCCGACGGCTCAGAGCAAGTTCGTCAGCATCGAGGTCCACTTCAACCGCTCGATCGAGACCGACTTGTCACTGGTCATGGACCCGATCAGGCAGGGTTTCCTGCGAGCTAATGTCATGTGGCCGAAGGGCTTGGCGATCGTTGACGGTTACAACCTGTCCGGCCAGCTGCGCGACCACTTCCGGCGCGGCACCAAGCTGTTCCGGACAGACACCCAGGTTCGCATCGACGAGGATCCCGAGATTGGCGTCCTCATCACCGGGGACACCCACCACACCATCCCGCTGACAGTCCGTTGGAACTGCCAGCCTCAAGTTCCGGCCTGATTGGCCTGCCTCACTGCACCTTAGGCAAGTGCGCAATCAGACATGAGAGGTTACCACCATGCCGCAGCTTTATCCTGTAGCAGGCGCGAAGTTTTTTATCGGCGCTGCTGTCAATTCCGTTCCCGATGATGCCGACGTTGATGCTACCGATTTCGCATCGGTCTCGTTCACCGAGGTCAAGGGCTGGCAGACCATGGGCGCCGTTGGCGATGCCGCGACGCTTATCTCGGAAGACATCATCTCGTCCGGACGCACGCTGAAGGCCAAGGGCACCCGCAACGCCGGTTCGATGCAGAACAACTTCATCATTCTGCCGACCGATCCCGGACAGATCGCGCTGATCGCTGCGGAATCGACCGACTACAATTACCCGTTCAAGATCGCATTCGATGATGCCCCAGCTCCCAAGGTCTCCCCGGTCACTGTCACCGTTGCGTCGCCGGGCGTATTCTCGTGGACGGCTCACGGTCTTGCGGCCGGCACGCCGATCAAGTTCAGCACTACCGGCGCGCTTCCGACCGGCCTGACCGCTGGCACGACTTACTATGTCGTCAACCCGACGGCGGACGCCTTCAGCGTTGCAGCCACGCCTGGCGGCGCTGCCATCGCCACGACCGGCACCCAGTCGGGCGTTCACACTGCCACCACGGTCCCGACCGGCACGACGAAGTTCTTCTATGGCATCGTCATGACGGCTCAGGAGCAGGGCGGCGGCGCCAACACGTCTCGCCTCCTGCAGGGCAATGTCGAGATCAACTCGCCCGTGATCACCGTGGCACCGGTAGGTGGCGCATAATGGAGAAGCAGGCAGAACAGACGTTCGTTGATCTCGGCCTTCTGGACGAGAACCTTCAGCTGCAGGAAGACGGTATCGAGGTCGATATCGTCGGCCCGACCAACAAGTCGACCGGTCTCAAGATCACCATCTACGGTCCCGACAGCTCCCGCGCCGCCAAGGCGGTCAAGGAACTGACGGCCCTGATCGAAAGGGAAGCAGCGAAGGAAGGCGACCCGGATGTGGATTCGCCCGACGCGCAGCGCCGCCGGTCGATCATCTATCTGGCCAAGGTCACCAAGGGTTGGAACCTGCCGCCGATGGTGGATGGCGAGAAACTGCCATTCTCGGAAGAGAATGCAGTCACCCTCTACACCCGCTATCCGATCATCGAAGGGCAAGTCCGGTTCAAGGCTGACCGACGCGGGTCTTTTATTCGAGGCTGATTGCTCGGCTGCGCAAATGCATCCGCGATCAGCACGAAGGTCGGAAACTGAAAATCCCACTGGCAGGCCGGCATGTCTGGCAGTGGTTCAAGGAATTGGACAGGACGCGGGCAGGGACTGGGTTCGGAGTAAACCCGATCAGCTACACCGAGATCTACGCCTGGTCTCGCGTCCGCTCCATCGTGCTTTCCCCATGGCACGTCGACGCTCTCATCTCCATGGACGACATGCGCCTCACGGTCTTGGCCGAGAAGCGCAGCAACGCCGAAAAAGCCGAGGAAAAGGCTGAAATCTCCGAGCGTCCGCTTAGCGGGCGCCTTTTCGACGCCTTGTTCCCAGCCAAGCGAAGGTGAAGTGGCTCACTGAGGGGAGAGCTTCACCGCCGTCCCTGTAGCTGCCACGAACAATATGCTTCCGCCTGATCCGGAGGTGTTGACTTGGTTATAGTCAAGATCAACGGAAACGACGGCGTCAGCGCCAAGTAAGAAGGCTTCGCGCTTCAATTCGCGCATGGCAATCTCGCGCGCATCTTTCAGCACCTTCTGTACTGAGCCGCTGCGTCCGCCCAGTGCATCAACCCAGTTGTTGGCAATGTCTCGAAAGATGTTCATGCCGACGGCAGCTTCTGCGCCAACGATAGAAACTATGCTGTCTGTGATCCTACCTGGAATATCGAACCCCGTTGTAAGGATGATGTGAGCAGCTTTCTCATCGAGAATACGAGCCGACACGTTGGCAGTGAGACCGGCGTCAACCAACCGCCGCTCCTGCTGATCCTCGACAGCTTTCTCGCGTTCGAGTGACTCGCTTCTGCATGGTTTGCACATGCCATCACGTAGTTCGATTAGGCCAAAACGGCCACCACACACTTTGCAAGTCGGCATTTCGTCTCCTCAGGAATCGCGTGGACGGTATCCGCGCACGTTTACAAGGTAAAGCCCGTGAGCACTGCAAGCCTTGGTTTCGCGATCGATAGTTCTCAGGCCGCACAAGCTGCGTCTGATCTCGATCGCCTCACATCTTCTGCCGCCAAGGTCGAGCAGGCTGCTACCAAGGTCACTGGCGCCGGCACGCGCATGTCGCGCGGGTTTGCCGATCTCAATCCGATGCTGGACAAGATCGCCGGATCTCTGGGCCGCCTTGAAGCCATCACAACGCGCATTGACTCCCGCCTGGGAGCCATGGCGCAGGCAGCGACGAAGGCGGCGAAGGCCAACTCTGTTCTAGACCAGTCGGCTGTCGAGGCCAGCTCGGCTTACAAGCAGCTTGAAGCCTCTCTGAACGGGGTGACTGCGGCACAGAAGAAGAGCGATGCAGCTCAATCTGCATCCTTAGCGATGATCGCGAAGCAGAAGGCCGCTATTGCCAGCCTGAATGCCGAACTAGCCAAGCTGCGCAACACGCCAATGCCCAGCCAGCCCAACACGCCTCGTCCTGCCAATCAGAACGGGCAGGGAGGCGTTGGCAATATTGCTGCGCAGCTGTTCGATATCGGCGCCACCGCTGGCTTCATGAGCCCTTCGACGGTCGCTATCCAGCAGGGGCCACAGCTGGCGCAGGCCTTCGCGGGCCAGTCAACGAAGCAGGCGCTTGCCAGCCTCGCCGGTGGTCTCACGGCGATCGTCAGCCCGTTGTCGCTTGCCGCTATCGGTCTCACTGGCGTCGCCGCGGCCGCCATTCAGTATGGCGTCGGCCTGGTTACGGCTGCCACTGAGACCAAGAAGATGGACGATGTCCTCGAACAGCACGATGCCGTGTTGAAGAGGCTCGAAGATCGCTATGGTTCATTGGTGGAAAAGGCGAGGGGCTTCACGAGCGAGAGTGCGAAGGTGCTCACCTTCCAGTCCGGTTCAGACGTGCGCGCCCTGCGCAGCGCCACGAACAACGCTCAGTACGAGGTGTTTAACCAGACCGGTTCTATCCTCGGCCGCGTGCGTGGCGGCACGGGAGGCGGCAACGACCTGTCTGTCGATAGCGCATACAAGCCGATCGAGGACGCGCTGCGACGCCTGCGAGCTGAAGCGAAAGAGGGTAAGCCCGACTTTGATGCGTTCTATGACAGCCTCTACAAGCAGGCTGCGCTTGATCCGAAGTTCGCGAAGAAGGCCGATGACCTATCGATTCTGGTAGAGCAGTTCCGCGAAGGCTCGAAGGCTCTGCAAGAGATGGAGCGCATCCAGAGAGCGCTCTTCAATGACCGTGGCCCAAATGGCATGCTCCTGTCGCATGGCCCGTCGGCCAATGCTGACAGGACCAGTCTAACGGTCTGGGAACAGCAGCAGCGTGTCGCGGCCCTTCGGCGCCAGCAGGCAACAGATGCCCAGCTGGCCGGGATTAATGCCCGCTCGCCTCAGGACCGTGCGGCCGCTGCTCGAGCAATAGCATCGTCGCAGTACAATAACGACGAGTCCGTCGCCGATCGCCGCGCGCGCATCGAGCAGGCTGGCGTTCTCGCCCTTGCGCAGGCGGAAAAGCAACTTGCTGACGCTCGCCGCGACCGCGCACTCAGCCTCGACAAGATCATTGCCGACCAGCAGCAGGAGGTCACACTCACCGGCCAGACCGCCGGCAGTGTCGTCGCGCTGCGGAAGGAATACGAACTCACCAGCGCATTGCGCCTGGATGCCGCAAGGCAGGGTATCGCGGTCGACGAGAAAGAGATCGAGCTCATCAAGCAGAAGACGGCCGAGTTGGGCCACCTGATTGACGCGCAGACGATCATGATGTCGCGCACCGTCGCGGCTGGGAATGCTCAGAAGTACCAGGCCGACAACGTCGAGACGCTCTTCCGCCTTCGTCGGACGCAAGGCGCAGCGTTGGCCGGGATTGGCGCACGTTCTCCTCAGCAGATCGCCGCGGCGGCTCGCGCTCGCGCTGAAGCTGAGCCGATGAACCCGAACGAAAGCCCGGAGGTACGCAACTACCGGATCGAGGCAGCGGCAGCGCTCGCTCTCGCCCAGGCGGAGCAGCAGGTCACCGACGCAAGGCGCGACCGTATGCTCAGCCTCGGCAAGCTGACCGAGGATCAGCAGAACGAAATCGACCTGATCGGCAAGACTGGCGGCGCGGCCGTCGCTCTCCGCAAGGAATACGAGCTGACGTCGCAGCTGCGCATGGATGCTGCCCGACAGGGTATCGAGGTCGATCAGCAGGAGCTTGACCTGATCAAGAGCCGTGCAGCTGCGCTCGGCGAACTGACGGACAAGTACAATCAGCAGAAGTTCTCGTTCGAATTCAATCAGCAGGTCAGCGACGCTCGCCTATCCTCCCGATCGAGGCAGATCATCCAGACGCAGCGTCAGTATGGGCTGCCGGAGAACGAAAACGACGCCAATGGCAGGATGATCGGCCAGCAGCTGGACTGGCAGCAAGCGAAGGATCTCGCCAAGGGCTTCGGCGATGCTTTCAGCAGCGAGCTGATCACTGGCAGCCACGATATCGGCAAGAGCTTCCTCAAGGGCTTCGAGGCTGCGCTGTCGAGTGAAGCTTCCAAGCTCTGGGAAAAGGTCTTCGACGGCTTCGGGAACATGTTCGCCGACTGGCTCACCGGGTCTAAGTCTGGATCGGGTGGCGCGGTCGGCAATGTCGTGGCGGCTATCACAGGAAAGCCGGCCAATGACAACACGGCCGGCGGATTCAGCGGACTAGGCAAGCTGGTATCTGGCGGTGGTTCGTCGCTGGGCTTCGTGGGCAACTACAAGTCCGGCGTCGATAGCCGTCTGACTGACATCCTGAACACTGCAGCCACGCAGTTCCCAGGCTACAAGGTCAACGCAATGTCGGGCTTCCGGCCCGGTGATCCACGTTTCCATGGCAAGGGCTTGGCGACCGACGTTCAGCTCACAGACCTGGCCTCCGGCAAGATGCTTGGCAACTATCAGGATGCTTCGAGCTTCCGTCAGTACGAGAAGTTTGCCCAGGTCGCGCGGCAAGTGCAGATGGATAAGTATCCGGAGCTGGCTGACAAATTTCGCTGGGGAGGCTATTTCGGCGGGCCGAAAGGCAAGTATGGCGCCGTTGACACAATGCACTTCGATCTCGGCGGTGCTGGCATGGCTGGTGGTTCATGGAAGGGCGGTTTGACGTCGGCGCAAGCTGCGATGTTCCCGGGCGCTGACAGCCAGGGCATGGGATCGGCCGTAGACGCCGTGAACAAGCTAGCGGATTCGGCTGGAGCGGCAACCAAGGGGCTGGATACCTTTGGCGGAGGCCTCAACAAGATTGGGCAGTCCCTGTCGACCAGTTTCTTCCCATCTGCTCCGAGCGCATCGGGCGGCGGCGGTGGTTGGCTTTCGGCCCTCTTCGGTGGCGTTTTCCGGCCGAATGGCGCACAGGCTTCGCTTGCTGCGTCCGGCAAGATCACTGGCCTATTCGCCGACGGCACGAACTATGCCCCTGGCGGCCTCGCCATAGTCGGGGAGCGTGGGCCGGAGCTGGTTGATCTCCCGCAGGGCTCTCAGGTGTTCAACACCAACAAGAGCGCCCAGATGATGGGTGCGGCGAACAGCAACCAGCCTACAGGCCAGCCGAAGTACGACATCCACATCCATGGCGGTTCTGGCGATCAGCATATCCGCGATCTCGTCCAGCAGGGCGTGATGGCGGCGCAGATCGATCAGAATGACCAGATGCGGCGTGGCACCTTCGGCGACATGCAGCGTCGATACTCAAACCAGAAGGGCTGATGATGGCTCATTACATCAATAACCCGACGGTTCCGATCCTGTACCTTCGCCCAAAGCGGGCCGCTTTCGACGTCGTCGGCAATTCTATCGACGGCGGCGTGAATGGCGAAGGTCAGTCCATATCGATTGAGATGAGCGGAGGCGGCCGGGTGTCGGCCGTCTACGAGCAGTGCGTCCTGCAGGGTGATGATACCGAGAGGCACGAGATCGTCAATTGGCTTGGCGCACGAGGAAACGGCGGCTTCCGCTTCTTCAACGTCCCGATCATCAATGATGGCATCGGCCCGTTCCCGATCATCCGTGGGAAGCGCCGGCCGATCATCGATGGCATCCCGCATTCCGATGGGTCTCTGTTCTCGGATACGTCAGGCTACTCCCAGGCGACCGTGTGGGCGAAGTTGACAGCTGATGCGGGTGTCGGGGCAGGGCAGCTTTCCATGCGCGTCTATGGCGCTTCTCGGCCGCTGCGTTGGTCCGACTGGTTTTCGATCTCCCATCCCACCAAGGGATGGCGGGCATATCGATATTGGGAGAGCAGCAAGACCGGGGAGGGCGTCGAGGCCGTCGGCGGCGTTGATCTGAACTTTGTCGATTACCTGCTCGGCATTGCGCCTTCTCTCCGCGAAGCCGCCGCTATCGGTACCCGCGTCGAGTTGGCGCGGCCGATGTGTTGCATGAAGTTCCCGCAGGGCTTTAGTTTGCCCTGGGATTTTGAAGCTTGGTACCAGAGCCGCCCAACCCTGCAGTTCGTCGAGGCTTTCTGATGGGGTGGATACCTGATGAGATCATCGAGGAGATGCGCAGAAGCCATCAGCTCGGGCTCTTCCTGCGCCTGGCGACCGATCCCGCGCTGCATATGTGGTTCGGGGTCAACGACATCCCGGCCGGCTTCGACAGCATCGATCCGAGCGGGACAGTGTATCTCGGCGGCGGAAAGCTGATCGGCATCCCGACGCTCGAGGTGCTGGTCAACGGGACATCGGACAGCGTCGAGTTCACCATCTCTGGTATCGACCCCGAGACCGCATCGAAGACGCTCGACAGCATCCCTGCGGTGCGCGGCGTGGCGGTGCACATGGGGCTGACGACGCTCGATCGATACTATCAGCCGATGAGCGCTGTGTTGCCCATCTGGGGAGGCATCGCCTCGCACGTCTCCGAAGCCTCGATGGCGGTACCGAGTGATCAGCCAGTAAGCCTGACGCTTTCACTCGCTGTCGTCTCTGGCGAGGCCACCAGATCGCGGGCTGCGCGGTCTCTGTGGTCCGCACCACATCAAAAGGCGATCTCGCCCACAGACAGATTTTGCGACGGCACGGCTCGCCTCGCGCGCGGCGTTCAGCCCGCTTGGCCGAACTTCTGAGGTTTCAATGACATTGCATGAATTCTTGATGCATCCCCACCGTTTCCAGTGGGGCGGCACCTCTGGCGATGACTGCACGATGTTCTGCGCGACCTGGGTCTACCACCTCACCGGGATCGATCCCGCGCGGGATCTGCGCGGCACCTATAGCGACGCCAGAGGCGCACACCGCATCCTCGCGCGCGCCGGCGGCATTGTAGCTTTCGCCGACGAGCGGTTGCTGCCTCTCGGCTTCACCCGGACAGACGAACCTCAGGATGGTGATCTGGGCGTCGTTGAAGCGCCGATCGGTATGGAAGAAGACACGGCACTCGTCGGCGCCATCCGCTTCGGACCTCTCTGGGCCGTCCTGTCTCCCGGCGGTGTCGTAGCTCGCAAGCTTGATCATGTAGCAGCTTGGAGGCTCGCATGAGCCTGAAGGCGCTATATGAGGACGTCCCAAGCGAGGCGACACACTATTTCCGCGACAGCCATCGGAGCCATGTCGAGCTCTACCGCTGCACCACGGCGCACTACGACCCAATCTTCACGCCGCTTTTCACGGCCGTTTTCGGAACCGCCGGCATCACCTTCGGCGCGACGACGATCACTTTCGCCTCAATCGCATCGGCTATCGCCGTAACGGCTCTGTCGATCGGTCTTCAGATGCTGATGGCGCCGAAGCCTCCAAAGGCAGAGGATGGCAAGTCGCCGCTGACGCAGCCGATCCCGTATCGGATCTATGGCGTGGGCCGGACCCGCATCGCCGGCGCGCGCATGCTCTGGGAGGCACTTGGCGCGGACCTGTTCTCAGTTCAGGCTTTGACGGGCCACCGGATCAAGTCAATCAACCGGTATTACCTGCATGACGACGAGGTCACGCTCACCGGCACGCGGGTAAACAGCTTGGCGAACGGCCGCTACAGCAAGGGCGCCGCTCACGTCGATATCTATTCGCGCCTTGGTCTGCCGACAGAGACGGCATATGCCGAAATAGCTGCCAAGCTGTCTTCTCAGGACATTTGGACCACTGCGCATCGCGGCGATGGCCAAGCCTCTGTCGCCATGATTGCGCACAATGCCAGCTCGAAGGATCAGCAGAGCGCGTTTCCTTACAGTGTGCCGTCTCTCTCGGTCGAGGGTGATTGGGCGTACATCTGGGACTATCGCGACCCGGCACAAAGCCCGACTAACCCGGCGACATGGACTTGGACGCGGAATTGCGCCCTCATCCTCGCCTGGCATCTCTGCTTCAATGAGTTCGGCTTCCGCCTCGACTACACGAAGGCGATCCTACCGGTCTTGGATCTGTGGATTGAAGAGGCCGATATCTGCGATGAGCTGGTGCCGCTCAATGGAGGCGGTACCGAGCGCCGATATGAGTGCAACGGGTGGGACACCACGGAGAACGGCCCGAAGTCAGGTCTTAATGCCATTCTTTCGGCGTGTGACGGTCATCTTGTCTCGCGTGGTGATGGTGCGCGGATCCTTACCGTCGGCAAGTTCCGTGAGAGCCGCTGCGCTACGCTAACCGACGCTGACATCGTTGGGCATCAGATCCAGTACGATGTTTTGTTCGAGGACGAGGTCAATCGCCTCATCCCGAAGTTCACCTATCCCGCCACCGACTACACGACGACGGACACCGACTTCTTTGAGGACGGCGCGGCTCAGCTTGAAGCCGGCCGGGTTCTGGCTCAGGAAGCGAACTATCAGTGGGTGCATCAGTGGCGCCAGGCTCGCCGCCTTGGGAAGCGCGACTGGCTCCGCCTTCGTCAGAAGGTCAAGGGCAGTATTGATGTTCGCCTCTCTGGACTAAATGCCATCTACTCGCGCTGGGTTCGTATGGAGACGCCTAAGCGACTGCCTCGGCTGAACGGCAAAGTAATGGAAAACCGTCGATCGGTGCTCGCTCTGACGAAGGGCGGTTTTACGATGGACGTCGTCCAGAACCCCGACAACATCGATCTATGGACACCGTCGATCGATGAGGGCCAGCAGCCGCCAGTTCCTGAGGTTCCCAATGCCGCCGGCATCGTGACACCGGTTATAAATCTGGTGCAATCGCAGGCAAGCGGCGGGTCTGTCTACATTCGCGTGATCATCATCGATCCTGCCGATGGAAGTCTGACGCCAGTGGTTAGATATCGGGTTGCTGATATCGGCGCGGGAACCCCCGGCGCGTGGGTCGAGCAGGAGTTTCCGGACGCCGCCGCCTCAGGGGGATACATCAACCTCAACACTAATACGGTGCCCGTCGATAAGACTCTGCAGATCCAAGTAGCCTTCAAAGGAGCGGACGGTTCCTATTCCAATTGGTCAGCGACCGAAAACGTTGTTTCCACGGCCGATCCGACACCCCCAGGCGTGGTGACGTCAGTTACCAAAACGGCGGGGACGGGGCAGGTAACAGTCAATTGGGTGGCACCAAACAGCGCGAATTACGCCGGCGCTCGCCTCTATTGGAACACGTCCAATACATTCGGGACGGCAACGGCTGTCAGCCCGCCGAAATACGGTGCGCCCGGCGCGGCCGACAGTCAGATCATCACCGGCCTAACGGCGGGCACGAAATACGCATGGGTGGTCGCGATCAACGCGTCTGGCATTGCGGCTACTGAAGTCCCGACAGGCGCTTTCACTGTCACCTAATCAAACTCGCAAGACCGCGAAGAGTTCAAGCCTCTGATGGCTTGGCTTCTCTATGGAGTCGTCATGGTAGAAACCGCCAATGTAATCTTTGCTGATGGGCCTCTCGGAGCGCCGCAGCAGCCAAACAAAGCCCTCATCCGCGCGTGGGGTACCTGGCTGGAGTCGTTCTTGACGTCGATCGGAGCGAATGCTGGGTCGGTATACGTCGACAGGGCTTCACTTTACGCAGACCTCACCCGCTCCGCGAATAGCATGGCATGGGTAATCCAAGACCCAGTGGCGGCTTACAACGGCATTTACCGCAAAATCGGCGCGGCTAATACCGGGTCATGGTCGAGGGTGGCGGATTTGCCATTCTCCTTCATCATCGCAACCGATGCTGGGGCCGGTACGCCTAGCGCGATCAAGGCGACCACCTCAATACCAGTCAGTAGCTCGTCTCTCGTCTGGGTTACGCTATCAGCCAGCAACAACCTGTCGCCGGTGACGATTTCTTTCAACGGCGGCGCGCCGCTCACAATCAAGACGAATTCTGGAAACGACCCTGCGATCGGTGGCCTAGCCGCCGGCATGACAGTCATGGGCATCGTCTCTGGTTCGACCTTCCGCCTTGTGAGCGATCAGGCAAGCGCGGCACTGGTCACACAGATGGAGCAGCTCCTCATTGACGCGGTGGCCGATTTCACCGCCCAAACCCAGACCCTTCGCGACCAGGCAGTGGCCTCGGCGGCTGCTTCGGCTTCTTCTGCAACTGATGCTGCAAGCTACGCGCTGATGGTCGGCGCCGCAGTTTACGACTTCAGTTTCGATAGCGACCCATCAACCCCAGGATATGATTGGAGTAATTCATAATGGCACGAGTACCTCGCAGGTTCGCACGCGTTGGCGCAGCGGCCGACCTTCCCAACGCAGCTGCGTTCGATGCCTACGTCGGTCCAAGCGGCGAGATCGTTGTCGATCCGGCACGCTCCATCATCGCTTTGCAAGATGGCGTCACCGCAGGCGGTATCCAGTACAAGCCGGTTGCCGCTGGTGCTCTGACAGTTTCTTCGCTGCGCGGGTACCTGTCTGGTCTTACTCTGTCGAACAATGTCGCTACGCCTAACACAAAAATCGATGTTGCCGCAGGCGTCTGCAACAGCGATGCAAACGATCTGCTTATTTCTCTCCCTGCCGGCACGATTGACTGTGCGACTGTGGGCGCGAATGGGCTCGATGCCGGCGCTCTCGCGGTCAGCACGTGGTATCACGCGTTCGCCATTGCAAAGGCTGACGGGACTGCAGCCCGCATCGCATCGCTTTCACCGACCGCACCAGCACTCCCGAGTGGTTACACAAAAAAACGCCGGCTGGGGGCGTTCAAGACAAGCCCCGCCTCTCAGATCATCGCATTTCGCCAAGTAGGCAATCGGTTCATGTGGTTCGCCCCTGCGGGAGCCTACCAGTTGTCTAACCCAGGCACTGCTGCGGTACTTGTTCCTCTCGATGTCCCCAGCGGCGTGCAGGTCGAGGCGATCTTCGAGTTCTACCTGCAAACGCTCGAAGCCGTTCGACGTACAGTTATCATCTCGTCCCCTCTGGATCCTGATGTGGCGCCGTCTGCGGGCGTTCAGTCGTCCGCTTCCGCAGGTACATCTTCTACACAGGGGTCGATGCAAGCCGAGTACCGGCGCGATACCGACACCAGCCGCCAGATCCGCTATCGACTTGACGGCAGTACCATCAATACTGGCGTGATCATCAATACTATTGGCTGGGTTGATCAGCTTTAAGGTGGAACATGGCCTTTTCGTCCAATGGGGTCGACCAGAGAACGGTCGACTTAAAAGTGCGATCCAATGCGCCGCTGGGTGATGATACTTTCAGCCTGTCCGGTCGGACGCTCCGAAATATCTCGGAGATCAGCGGCAGGGCCTGCAACATCATTTTTATTGGCCAGTCGACTAACAATAACATGGTGCAGGGTTTTACGACCCCGGCAAACCCGACAAGGCTCTTTAATTTGAGCCTATCACACCCGATGCATGGCCAAATTTATCAAGCGAAAGAGCCGCTTCTAACCAGCGACACAACAATGGGCCACCACGGCATCGCGCTAGGCGATGGTCTCGTTTCGGGTGGCTACCGCGATAACGTGGTTCTTACGCCAATTGCGATTGGAGGTTCGTACTGTGCCGATCACGCACCTGGTGGTGGGTCCGTCGGCGGCGCTGCCCCCGGCGTCCGGACCGGGGCTCTGTCTTACAGGATTGGCCTAGCCGCGCGCAGCATCAGGAACGCCGGACTAGACGGTCTTCCGACAATAATAGATTGGCAACAAGGGGAGTGGGATAGCGACAATACCCCAACTACCTATGAAGACTATAAGGCTGCGTTGCTCAAGGTGATCGGGGAGTTCAAGCGTGTTGGCCTTCTACGATCGGGCAATGTGATGTTCATCCATCGGTGCACTCGGCTGACGAACACTTCCTCAAGCCGGAACATCATCAGGCAAGCTCAGGCAGACGTGGTCGATGGGCTTCTGGTGAGGGCAGGGGCGGATATAGACACTCTGGATCTGAGTTACCGATATGATGACGCGCACTTTACCGCGGCCGGTGCTACTAAGCAGGCTGCGCTCAAAATACCGTTGATCGCGAATTACCTCGTCAACGGCTAGCATCGATCTTGCGGTCGACCCATCGAACGCGCTAAGCCGGACAGAATTCAAGCCTGCAGGTTGCAATGGTCCGGCTAAACAGCATTCAAGTTCTGAGGGCAGTAGCTGCCCTCGTGGTAGTAGTCTTTCACTTCAATGCAGTGGAGCGCTACCTTGGCGGCAAGGTCGAGGTACCTTTCTTTTCGCTGTTCTATTTCTTCGGTTATGGCGGCGTGAACCTGTTCTTCGTGATTTCAGGCTTCATCATCACTTGGGTGCATTACCGCGAGCTCGGCGATAGTGGACGGGGCTTGTCATACCTCAGAAAGCGTCTTGTGCGTCTGTTCCCGGTTTACCTAGCGGTGTGGCTCGCAGCGGCCTTAATAAGCTATAGCCTTCTGCGGGACGATTACTGTGTCGAGCCGGGTGTCTTTTGGCACCTCGCGCAAACAGCTTCTCTGGCTCTGGGAGTTGAAAACTGTTTCGTGCCTCAGGCGTGGAGTCTGTCGTGGGAACTGCTGTTCTACTGCGTCTTTTTTGGGTTCTTCTTTGTCAGGAAGGAAGCCTTCATCCCAGCTCTGCTTCTCTGGGCCGTTTCAATTTTGCTTGCCCACGGGGCTGGGCTGTATGTCAAAGGCTACGCCATCCTCAGCCCTCTCAATCTTCAGTTCATCGGGGGGTGCATGGTCGGCATATTGGCTCTGCGCGGCGAAACGAGATTTGCCCGCTTAGCGTTGGCTGCTGGCCTTGCTTGGGTCACGATCTCGATCGTACTCAACGCGGCAGGACAGATGAGTGTCGATCTAGACTGGCACCGCGTCGCACAGTATGGCGCCGGGTCCACTCTGATTGTGTACGGGCTTGTTGCTATGGAGCTTCGAGCGGGTGAGATGAGGTACCCGAAGTGGCTGATCGAATTGGGGAACGCCTCTTACTCGATCTATCTGACGCACCTGACATACTTCCTCGTGGTGCGAAGGTTATTCGACGGCCTTACTCATTCGCCAGGCAATCACGCCATCTACGCGGTCGCGCTTATAATCGGCGCAACTCTAACGGGATGGCTGGTTTACCGGTTGGTGGAGCGGCCAATGCTGGCTGCTTTTAGAGGTGTGCACGGCAACTGGCAAAGTATCGGATACGTCGGGGCCGGTCTTGCCGCATCCATCATCGCCGCATCACTCATCACGCGTTCCTACGATCAGATAGTTCCACCTGCGGAAGCACTCGAACTACCGGCAGGCACGGTGGAGGGAGAAGGCTCAGATACAAAACTCCTGATCGACGGCGCAATGCTGAAGGTACTGCCCGAGCGACAAGGTTGGGTGTCCAGTTTTCAGGTCGCGGGAAGCTCACTTTCGATTAGCGGATGGGCGCTTGATCGTGAGCGGAGCCGGACGGCGCTAGCGGTCGCAGTGTTTGTCGATGGAAACCTCGTCGAAGGCCAAGCGCCCGTATATCAATTCCGAGCGGTAGAGGGCGGCGTCAAGTTCGTCGACGGGCATAGACCAGGGTTCAAGTTTGAGATTCAAAATGCACTCGGCCGCGACGTGAGACTTTTCGCAATCCTGCCGGATGGCCGCGCCGGAGAGCTGTACTACCCGGACGATTTTCGTCAGCGGTAAACGTAGACTTTGACGTCGCGCCAACGTCGAGAACTATCATGGATCAAGCGGATTTCTTCGCTGCACGCTCGTCGCTGTTCCGGCGGGCGGATTGGTTGAGATCCGGTCGTTTTCCTCGTGGGTCCGCTCACCGGATCTCATGCGCCGCATGCGTTTGGGGTGTACGACACCCTCGGACCTGATCACTGAATTGCCACTCGAGTCCATCGCCTCGGACGCGGCGTGGTTAGCAGACTGTTAATATCAACACGCAAAGGCCCGCCGGGGTGTTGGCGGGCCTCTAGCGTATCAAGAAAAGCGACTCGGTCAGTTCACCACGGGCCAAACAAAGGGAAGCGCCACGACAGCGAAAGCTATCAGAGACGATAGCCCGAGTTTGATGCGACGAATGCGCCGAGTACGGACGCCTTTCCAGTCATATGTCATACCGAAGATCCTCATGATCGACCGCGAAAGAATGTTCGCGTCATTTGGTGTTGGCAAGCCTTGATACTACGAAGCTTGCCCGAACCTGTTGCCCTCCACACCAATCACCCTTGAACTCGGAGATTTCCATGACCGTGCAGGTAACTGCCGCGCATCTGCGCGCGGCTGCGAAAGGGGCTGTCAGCGCCCAGAACATGAATTCCGTCCTCGTGGCGCTCCATCGCTATGGCACCCGTTACGGCCTCGACCGTCCGCACCGCTCGGTGCAGTTCCTCGCCCAGCTGGCGCACGAGAGCGGGGATTTCCGCTTCGACCGCGAGATCTGGGGCCCGACAGATGCCCAGAAGCGCTACGACACGCGCACGGATCTCGGCAACACTCCCCAGGTCGACGGCGATGGCAAGCTATACATGGGACGGACGTCTGGCCAGCTGACCGGGAAGGGGAACTACCAGGGCTTCTACGACTGGTGCGTCGCGCAGGGGCTCAACCCTCCCGACTTTGTCGCCAAGCCTGATCTCGTCAACACTGATCCGTGGGAAGGCCTCGTGCCGATCTGGTACTGGCAGAGCCGCAACCTCAACCGGTGGGCCGACCAAGGCGACATCGAGACGATCACCAAGAAGTGGAACGGCGGCATGAATGGCTTCGCCGATCGCGTCGACCGCTTTGTTCGCCTGTCCCTCGTGGTTCTCGGGTATGCGCCGAACGCCGTTGGGCAGTTCCAGCAGAGCGCTGGCCTTGACGCCGATGGCGATCCAGGCCCGAAGACGCGCGCAGCGCTGCATAAGGCGCTTCTGGCTTTGTCCGGCGCCTCGACGAAGATGGCGGCGTTCGCCGCGGCTCCCGTCGTCGACGAGAAGGAAGTCGTCCCGGTCGCCGTCGACCGGACGGTCAAGAAGAAGTTCAACGTGCTCGGCTGGCTTTCCGGAGCGTTTGGCGGCGGCGGCTTCGGCCTCGCTGCGTTCGCCGGCTTCGACTGGAAGGCTCTCATCGTGATCATCGGCTTTGCGGTTGCTCTGACGATCGGCGTTCTCGCCGCTCGCAAGTGGGTGATTAGCGCGATCAAGGATATTCGCCAGGCGGTGGAAGAATGATCGTCGACAAGCTCAGCATGGGGGCAGGGGCGATCGTCGGCGCCGTTCTGATGCTTGCCCCGGCCTACTTCACTGGCCGCCACGACGCCAAGCAGGCGTCTGCTACTGTCGCGCTCGAAAACTCAGTGCGCGTTCTCCGGAAAAGGAACCAGATCAATGATGAAGTCTCGGCTTCTGATGCTGCCGCTCTTTGCGGCTCTTACGGCCTGTCAGCAGACGACGAAAAAGAGTGTGTGCGACGGGTTCGAGAAGCTGCGGCCGAGCCTCGAAACGACGGTGACGATTCTAAAGACCGATCGGCCGTTCGCTGATCAGGTCTCGTCTCACAATCGGTTCGGCGCCTCTCAAGGCTGTTGGTAGCAAGGGCCCAGCCTCCTCGTAAGGCCGGACCCTCCCATTGCCGCCTTGTGACAGGAAGCACGGCGGCGGCGGATTTAGTCGATCGGATGACACCGGTCAAGCATGGCATTCGATCGAAAGGGCATACGGGGTTGCTAGGGAACATTGATATGGCGGAACACACTCCTCAACGGCTCGAAGAGCTTCCACCGGATACCAGGGATTGGTTAGCCGATCTCCGGCCGGACGAACTGAAAACGCTTCAGGCAGTCGTCGAGCTTCCTGCGGATGACGTCAGGCAGGCATTCAAGATGGTCCACGATATTCGAACAGTCGGGCGGTTCACGAAATGGCTGGTGATAACGTTCATAGGCATCTTTTTAGGAACGGTGGTGCTCTACGAGAACATCATCAAGGTGATCGGATACATCCGTGGAGGGCCAGCCCAATGAAGCGGACCCTTTGGAGATTTGTCGGTGCCGTCGTCTTTTCCCTCGCCATCCTGGGATCGGTGAACCTAGGGCTATGGGTTGCTGATCGTGAGCCGCCGATCGAATACGAGAGCGCCGTCGCGTTGTCACCGACCGTGCCGCAGGGTGGAGCGATCGAGATCGAGTTCTCCGTCTTCCGGAAGAGGATCTGCCCTCTCGTCACCAAGCGGTGGCTGTATGATGCCGCGGGCGAGCGACACTCGATACCGCAGTTCACCACAGGGCTGCGGCTGCTGGCGGGGAGGGAGACCTACAAGCGGTCCATCACGGTGCCAACGGCGGCGACGCCTGGGCCGGCTCGCTACGAAGTGACGTTGGACTATATATGTAACCCATTGCAGAGCTGGATCGGCCCGATCCATGTTGTCTCTCCGCCAATCAAATTCACCATCACGCCTTCCGATCCGGTGCAGTCTGCGTCGCCTGGCAACGACGGCTAATGGGGCGAAGGGCAATTAGGGAGAATGCCCTTCGCCTGTCACTCAAGCGTACCAGACGACTCCTAAGCGACATCCCAGATAAGCCGTTATAATTGCGAGGGCAAGTTAGGCGGGCGACGGCGGTCCATGAAAAAGAAACCCCGCACGAGGCGGGGTGAATTGGAGAGAGTAGCCGCGCGGGGAATGGGGAAAAACACGGTTGCTCCAATAACAAAGCTCGCGCCAGAACGTTCCTTGGCATGATCATCTTTCCCGACCCAGAGCCGTTTTCAGTTGAGCGTCCGTCGCGCCGTGTTCGTCCGGGGAGGTAAGTAACGACCGATCGAGACAAGATATTGAGCAATCTCGGAGAGCAGGTGATCGCGTCGACCATACTTTTCGCCAATAGCGAGGATCTGCGGCTCCGCAGCTTGATAGTCTTCAGGTGACAAGTCGGCATCGCCAAACAGGAAGCCAGTTCCTCCCATCACGGCGACGATATTGCAGCCCGTATCAGCGACGTCCTGGACGAAATTGGGGATCTGATCTTTGGTCATTATCTTCATGAGCGTCTCCGTCGTCGTAGAGCGGCGACTATGCCGATGCAATCAGGGTTTGCCAAGTCACACATCTGCGGGTGACGCTGAAAATCTACTTTTGGCAACCCATTGATTTGACTCGGAACGAATCACTTCGGCGGCAGTTGATTCGCATCCAGTGTCAGCCGGGGTAGCGCGTGATGGACAGCTTTTCAGTTACACCAATCGAGCCTCTTGAAGTCGAGATCCGCGGCGTCGGTCTGTATGCTCCGGCGTCGACGGTCGAAGAGATGGTTACATTCCTTTTGTCGGACTGGCCGGACAAGGAGAAACCCGGCTTTCATAGCGCGCTGGCGCGGTCGTTCGATGCCATGGCGATGGCAGCTGAGCCGTCTGCCGCCCGTGCCGCCTTCGTCGACGCTGCCCACGCTGCCGGTATGCATATCCTGCCGGACGACATGGCCGAGATCCGGAAGGCGAGCTAAAAAAAGCCCCGCCAGGGGGCGGGGCAAAACGGTACCGTTGAGTGCAGGGGTTATATTAGCATTCCCTTCGGCAACCTCAAGATTTTACTGCTTTCAGGAATCTCAAGTGATGGCGAAATCGCTGCGTTCTGTGCCCCTCCAGTCGAGCGACAAGCCGCTCCGTAGCCGTGTGAGGAAGCCTCACGACCCGGCGCAGCCGAACCTTCCTCTCGATCCCATGCCGGCGCGCATCGAGCCGTGCCTTGCTCTGCTGAAGCAGAAGCCACCTGTCGGCCCTGAGTGGGCATACGAGGTGAAGTGGGACGGATACCGCCTTGCGGTCCACATCGAACCCACAGGCGTTCGAATCCTCACCAGAGGCGGCCACGACTGGACGCACCGATTTCCCCTCATCGAAGCGGCTGCAAAGGCGCTGGGCGTGTCCACGGCCATCCTCGACGGCGAGGCTGTCGTCCTCGATGAGCAGGGCCGGTCGGATTTCAACATGCTGCAGCGGTCACTTGGCGGGAGAGGCGGCAAGGAAACGTCGCGCGATGCCATCTTCATGGCGTTCGATCTTCTCTATTTCGACGGCCACGACTTCACCAAGACCGAACTGGTTACCCGTCGACATCTCCTCGAGTCTCTGGTGCCAGCCGGCGCAATGGGCGCCATCAGGCTATCCGAAGAAGTCGATGGGGACGGCGAAGCCCTGATGCAGGCCGCCTGCGAGCATGGTCTTGAGGGCATTATCGCCAAGGACAAGGAAAGCCCCTATCGATCCGGCCGCTTGGGCGATTGGATCAAAGTGAAGTGCATTCAGTCCGATAGCTTCATGATCGTCGGCTACGAGCATTCCATGTCGGCGAGGGGAGGGATTGGGAGCTTGCTCCTGGCGGCGCGTCGTGGCGACGAGCTCGTCTATGTCGGTTCCGTCGGTACCGGGTTCACCGAGCGTGTCGCGACCAACCTGCGGAAGACGCTCGACCGGATCAAGCGGAAGACACCGCCAATCCCCTACACTGGCCGCCGTAAGGATCTCGTGTGGGTCCAGCCTACCTTGATCGCCGAGATCGAGTATCGCGCTTGGACGGGGGATGGGAAGTTGCGGCACGCCTCATACAAGGGATTGCGCGAGGTGCAGGACAACGCGTCAGTTTGCGAACTGCAAGAAAAGCAGTGAAAACCTGCCGTTGTGGAAGTAACGAAACGCACATATATACGTGACAAAATGCAACAAGAATCACGGAGGCAGCGATGTACAACACCCGGCACGTATTGAACACGCTGCTGCAGCGTGCTTTCAAGGAAGGGCGAACCGATATGTCGCCCATGAAAGCACAAAAGTTGCTTTTCTATACGCACGGTTGGCATCTTGCGACCACGGGGCGGCCGGCGATCGACAACAACTTCGGCGTCTGGCAGTTTGGGCCAGTGGTCCCGGAGATCTATCACGATCTCAAACAGTTCGGCAGCGGACCAATCACGGCATATGTAAAAAACCCTTTCGAGGACAAGCCGTTTGTAGTCAACCCCAATGCTGAGCAGCTCTATGAATCCCTCGATATCGCATGGGAAAAGTACATAGGCATTCCCGCAGTAAATCTCTCTGCAATGACCCACGAGCCTGGCTCTCCTTGGGATGTAGCGAGACAGCGTGGATTGAGCATGATCCCCAATGATTTGATAAGAGACTACTTTGTCAGATCAGCCTCTTGAGCAGCCCAATCTCGTTTCTGTAGCCGATGCTCGGAGGGCCGAACCGACGGTGCGCCCACCGGATGAGTTGGCGCTCGAAGAGATGAAGAATAATCACGCCGTTCGCACGCATCGCATGCAGCGCGGGTTAGTGGGCCTCGTGGTCGGGACAGGCCCAGAAAAGGCCGGGAATGTCGCTACCGTTGCTATCGTTGCATCTTTCGGCCTGGTGATGACCGCGTTCTTTCGCTTCGATTTCGCCACTCAGTTCGAGTTGTTCTTCAAAATCCTGACGACGATGCTCGGACCAATCGGCCTCGCTCTTGGATATCTGTTCGGGTCAAAGGATAAGTCAGGGTAGAGTAGCGCTCATCTTGAGATCGGTTCACACCAGTCATTGCGGTGTCCCGGCCGCCACGTCCTGTGATCCTAGTCGAATGGGTACGGGTTTGCGTTACGGTGCGCCATACCCGCATCGGTGAGCCTACAGAGCGGCTTGGCAGACCTCCCGTCCAGTTCCACGAATCCTGCTTCTTGTGCCACGTTGACAGTCTTAAGCCCGACGTGGGCGGGCAGCGGCTTGAACTGATCTGTCTCTAGGTGATGCAACAGCAGGGCGAGGCGGACGCTCGGGCCGTGGTTGGTCATGCAGAATGCTCTTAGTCTCTCCGGTTGGGGTGGGGAACCCCAGGAAGGCTCCCCACCTTTCAACCGCGACAGGGCAAAGCCGGCAAGCTAGCAAGCGCGGTCAAACGCAAGAACGAGCTAACGGACTGCATGTTCCAAAGAAGATGGAATGTGGAGAGCCGAGAGAGGTACAGGGCCGGCCCGTACTGGGTCAGCGTTCATGTCAACGCCACGATAACGGAAAGCCGACCCAGCAACAGGGCGGCGAAGGGCCGTCAGCAACGAAAAGCCCTTCGCCTTGCCGCCACAATGGAACTGCAAACCACCTGTAGCGGCCTGTCCAAACATTCATTGCTGCGAGAAGTTCCCGAAGGCTTCACTGGGCTGCCATGGCGTCAGGCGGAAGCTTTGCCAGCATGTCGAACCATGCATTCTCCGCCGCTCCATAGAAATCGCCGGCCGCAGTCTCGAGGCCTGGTCTATCGGTTATCTCGACAAAGCCTCTCTTTGATCGGATCCAGTGCTCGCCTTCAAAGATGTGCAGCCAGTCAGTGACACTCGCGCGGCGGGCGTTGATGTAGGCGCCGAGTTCGTCATGGGTGGCAACGATGACGTCACCGTCAATCCGGTCATGCATCATGAGGAGCTCTCTTGCGAGGTTCTGTTCGATGTTTCCCACCCGCCCGCTGGCGGCCAGCATCGCGGTTTGGACCGAACGCCACTCGCGATAGCGTTCGATACGGTCTCGCAACTCTTCGTCCCTCCTCACGAGCGCCATCAAGGCATCCGCTTGGATCTCGTATGCCCAGCCGTCAATGCGCGCCTGCGCGACAAAAAGGGCCGGAGATACCCCGGCGAGAAGGCTAGTACCTGTCATGCCGTCGCGTCCAACCATTCCTATCTCTACATCGATGGCAGAGGAGAGAGAAAATACGAGAGCGATTACACCCTCCTCGACGAAAAGCGCACTTCGAATAGCGTCGGGAGGATTTTCTATCCGCTCTCCACGATGAAACTGCCGTTTCGTCAAGAACGGTTGAAGAGACTGTCTCACATCAAGGGACAGCACATTCAGCAGGCGGTTTTGAAATGAAAACATAATGTGGCGATATAGGGCGCTTCGCCGCGAGCGACCATTTGGTACGAAAGCGTACGCTCGGCTTATTCCTCCGAATGAAGAATTCGCTTAGGCGGAAAAATCAAGAGTTCCCACGTAAGTGCCGACCGAATGCCGTTTCGAGCGTAATAGGCGGTGGGGAGCGCCTAGAGAAGCATCTCCCCACCCTTCCAACTGCGGTCAGAGGCGGTGAGCCTGCCAAGGTCACCCCGCAGTCAGTGGACAAACATCCCTGTCGATAAGTCTAGCGCGCATCGTTAAGTAGTACGACGTTTCATGCTCGATTTCGGTAAGAAGGCTTGCATACTCGGCGATGTGTTCGGTGTCGGGGCCAAGTTTTTGCAATCCGCGCAGGTGGAGGACGGCGACGCTGTAGGCTTCACACATCTCGCCGATCGATTGGCGGTGCTTAGACATCGCACGGATCTCGGGAACGCGTAGCGCCAGCAAAGCCCAGCCATGGGAAACGTGGTCGATTGTCGGTTTCATTTTCGGGACACCCGTATAAACGCAATGGCAAATATACTGGCAAAGCCAACACGGTCCAAGATGGCCAAAAGTCTGACGAGGCTCACTCGACCAGTAGGGGCTAGTAGCGGCGAAGGATGCACGGAGAGTGTGGGGTGACCCTTCGCCTAGCTGGAGCGGCCAGATACGCAACTCGCACCAGCTAGGCAGACAACATCAAGGCGCCTTCTTAGTTCCGAGACCATTGCCTTTGACATTGTTGCCCCCAGCTGGCGCAGACCAGCAGGTGGCGATCATTGCTTGCTGCCATTCATCCCATTAGCCGCCCTCAGCGCGTGATAGTATTCCTCGACCTTCCTCATAGCCTCCCGGCCTTCCACTTCATATCCTGTGTGTGGTGTATGCCGGTGGCGGACGTGAGGACCGTGGGCCGCCCAGAGCCACTTCCCATTGGTCGGCCCGTGCGGCTGTAGCTGGATCCTCCCTATCCCGATCTTCCCGTCATAGCCTGACCAGTCGGAATCGCTCGGCACGTCGTTCTCGTCCAGCTTCGTGCGGCGCCAGTGGTAGAGGGGTTGGTAGGGCAT